CAGCACTCTTTACATCCTTATAAAGCTGACACCCCTTCTTGACCGCTGAAACAGCGGCACTAGCCATCGCCAGTAGAGTAAGGGGATCAATATCTCACTCCATCAACAGGCTTTGGGCATCTTCTGAACCATGCCGCCTTTGGCGTAGCCCATTGGCTTTTTACCTGCGCCACTTTTTTTCATGCACTGCCCCATTGATTTGCACTTTGCAGCACTAGAGCAACCGGCACAGGGTTTAAAAGTCATGCCGCCTTTAGCATAGCCACGTACATCGACGCTATTTTTAATAGCATCTTTCTTCATCTCGTCTAGAGATTTCTCTTTTAGTTTAATAGGCATTTCAAAGTCCTTTAAAGATAATAGCCGCAAGAAGTCCCGCCATGCCGACTATCAGAGCACCAGCGGTTTTGATGATTAACGATTCCAAGCGGTCAACCCGTTGGATAAATGTTTGATAACGCTCAGCACAGACAGCTTCATGCGAAGTTATCTGCACTTCAAGTTCGCGTAGTGTTGACACTATCGGCCTCCTGTACCGCTTGTGTTTGGTCAATCACCGCAGGAAAGTCACTCTCCTTCGGCTCCTCAGGTTCAATTACAAGAACGCAGCCCTCAGGCACAACCTCACAGCGCATCAATGAGCCGTTCGGAAACATAACGAGAGGAAGTCTGCGTCCGTCAAACATTCGTGTTTGTCTCGTCTTGGCCTAGGCGTGCAAGACGCTCAGCCTCAAACTCAGCCTGACGCTCAGCAGCAGTCTTGACCCAACCTTGCTCAAAGGCTAGGTCTACCATTGCGTCTTTGCTACCGGGAATCTGTGTGTTTGTCTCAAGGCATTTCTGTACTGTGAGAGCTACGATTTCCTCAATAGCAATGCGGCAACGCTCATGAACTGCGTTGTCAATCCAATCTTGCTGCGCGAAGGCGGCGTAAGACAAAGCCTTGTTTTCGGCTTCAGTAAGTGCGATTGTGTAATTTGTCATGTTGGTGTCCTTTAGTTATCCAAGTAGTAGCCCGGAAAAAACAGAGTAGCTTCCGTTGTACGCAGGAGTGTACGACCCACCGTAGTGGAAGTATCCTATCGTGTCGTTTGCCGCCAAACTAATTACCGCAGACCCTCCAGTTGTAGACCCTGTAGTTACCCCCGTAGAGTTGTACTGCTGCGCGTAAACATAAATATTTCCGTTCTTTTCTAAATAACCATAGTGGTATCCTTGGTTACCATTAGAAAGAATATGCCAGTTAAAAAGATAAGTTCCTGCAACAGGGGCCGTAAACTTACCTGTGCTAGTAGAGTAATGCGAACCTGTATTGAGTAAGACATTTGTAAAAGTCTGTACAGCATTGCTACTACCATTACTAGGTGAGGTGACACAGAAAGCGGGGCGTAATGGAGTTATCACCCGACCACCCGAATCAAACTGCATAGGCGTAATAAAATCAGTATTGCCAGAGTTTGGCATAGAAAACATTACCCCGTTTGGTACGACAATATCTTTGCCATTCCCAGTAAACGCCCCGCCAGCAATTGCACTTACATCAACATTAAGAGAAATGTTTTCCGAGTTTGCCCCGTTACCAATTTGCAGAGAACGGTATGATGCGCTATATCCATATCTAGTGCCTCTGATACCGTATAAAGTGTGCCCATCCGAGTTCTGAAACTGAATACGACCACCACTAGCCATTACCCCACCGGACTTAGGTAATGCACCTTCAGCAGTCGTAGCAAGCTCGTTGAACAGTGCAGCCGTTGGGCGTAGCTCGAACCTATCGTTGGTCGCATAAGCACGAGCCGTTGTGCTGTCTTGCGCACGTACGACTGTCAGTGTGTCAGTGCTACGAGCCGTACACTTCACGATCTCCAGATTATTCGATGTGTCGATCAAGGTGGCGTAGAAATAGTCACCCGCGCTAAGCGTAGGAAAGCGTGCGCCCTGTCCTGCTACAAGAACAATCGTAGTTGCACTGCTGTTGATACTAGCGTTCAGCGTGCCAAAGGCGTTGTTGGTGACTTTTAATCCCATGATTACATTCCTTCAGTCTCAGGAACTACAACCCAGTTACCTGTGGCATCATCCCATTCATAGATTGCACCATCATTAGGCATCTGTGTAGGTGCATCCCACAAGCAGGTAGTCTCATTCAAGACCCACTTGCTGTATGGCTTCGGTGGGATAAACGCATCACGACCTGCGTCGTAGGTAAACCCGATGCCTGCATAGTTCTTACGCAGAGGCGTGTTGCCATTAGCATGAACACCACCGTGGGTGTTGTAGCTTGTCTGAATCCATGTTCCGGGACTAGAGTCCACGAACGTATCAAAAAACTCTTGTTCAGCAACGATTACTTGCGTTACCAAACCGTCTACTACTTTTGCAAAATGTGACATATGTTTTTCCTTTTATAGTTAGAAGGTGATGGTTCCAGAACCAGTAAAGATGAAAACGTAGTTTCCACTAGTATTTGTTTGGGTATAAGTACCTGTGGCTGTAGCAAGTTTGAAATTATTTGGGTAAGAAATAATTACAACACCAGAACCGCCAGTACCGGGAGTTCCTCTTGCACCGCCACCGCCACCACCAGTGTTCACAGTTCCGGATGTACCATTATTAGAACTAATACCACCTGCACCGCCACCGCCTGCGCCGCCTGCGCCGCCTGTAGTACCACTGCCACCGCCACCGCCACCGCCACCAGCATAAGTTACTGATGAACCAGAAAGTGCGGATGCTGTACCAGCACCGCCAGCACCGCCAGTAGTTTGAGCAGAGCCTACACTTCCACCTACCGCACTAGCACCGCCACCGCCAGCCCCCAAAAATGGGGAATCAGGAGCGCCTGTGCCGCCAGCAAAACCTTGTCCTGCTGTACCTGCACCGCCCGATACGCCGTTAGAGCCGCCGCCGCCAGAGCCACCAGCATTACCCACTATGTTTGCAGATGGGCTATGACCGCCACCGCCACCGCCACCCGTAGAAGTTATAGAACTAAATACAGAATTTCCGCCATTTGTACCAACTACGTTTCCGGTATTCCCCGGTGCTCCTCCAGCGCCAACAGTTACTGTAAGTGAATTTCCCGGAGCTACAGCAAAACTAGAAGCTGCTCTATAACCGCCGCCACCGCCGCCACCGCCGCCTCGCCCTGAGCCATAGTAGTCCAAGCCACCGCCACCGCCGCCAGCAACAACAAGATAATCTACAGTAGCCGTTGACTGAGTAGCAAAAGCAACCCATGCACCGCCTTGATAAATTTCTGCTTGTGCAATTGTAGAGTTAAACCGCATCATGCCAGCAACTGGACTTCCCGGTCTTTGTGCAGTTGTACCAGTGGGTAAATCAAAGTACCCAGTGGCGGTATTGTCTTGGTCACTTACTTTATGTGGCTCTAATGATGTAATTGTGGTTGCATCAATGAAAGTTTGCGCAGTCAAGCGAATCTCGATGCGGTCACCCGTGCTATACGCACGAGCAGTTGTAGACTCTTGACCACGAACAACAGTCAACACATCTGTTGAGCGCGCCGTACACTTGACAATTTCCAAGTTATTGGATGTGTCAATCAGTGTGGCGTAGAAGTAATCGCTCGCAGTTAAACTTGGGAATCGAGCACCCTGCCCTGATGTCACCGTAATGCTAGTTACAGACGAGTTGATACCCGCTGCCAACGTAGCAAAGGCGTTATTTGAGAGTTTAATGCCCATTCCCGAACTCCTTAGTTAACAGTCACAGTCCAAGTGATGCCAAGCGTATCGGCTGCGCCCTTGTTGATAACTGAGAACACTGTACGGCACAACAAAGTACCAGAAGACGAAGCGTTAAAAATACCTGCTTCTGTCAATGCGCCAGTTCCCGTACCCGCTGGGAACGAAGCAACATACGCAACAGAGTTGGTAGTCACAGTAGTCGAAGTCAACGTAACACGTGAACTAGCAACAGCAGCAACTAGAGCCGTATCACCGACGGCAGCAGCAGTAGAGCTTGTGCCGACTTCCATATGGGTCATAGCGGTTGCAGTCGCATCCTTCATACGGGAAGCGATGTAGTTTTTGCCTACTGTTACCACTAGGTTTTTTACTTCTTCTTCCTGTTTGATGTTACCGTTTTCATCGGTAAGAACGAGCTTTAAATTGCCCGTCATCTTAATTGCGTCGTTGAACATAATTCACTCCTTAGTTGAGTTGGTTTTCGTTGAGTCCGTAACCGTTGTAGGTGTACTCAACCGACTCCGTGCGGATCGTATATACGATATCAGCATTGGGGTCAATTGTCAGCACAAATTCACCGTTTACAAGGGGTTCGTGGATCAGATGACTGTTAATTGTACCCAGCACTGGGTAGTACGTAAACTTCTCATCTGATGCAAAAGCAAAATCATAGAACGGCGTTGTTATACCGAGCAGCAGATCAAAAGTTACAGCATCTGCCATCGTAGCGGTGTCTGATAGGGCTGCCGCAATGTTGAACACAGGTGCAGCGTCAGAGGCTGTTGCTGTATCAGAGTAAGCTGGGCTTATTAAGAACACAGGGGCATCGTCAGAAGCTGTAAAGTCATCTGCGGTTGTCTTGTTTTGAGCAAATACGGGGGCAGCGTCAGAAGCTGTAGCCGTGTCAGTCTGAACATCCGCAAAATCAAAAACTGCCGTATCAGAGGCTGTAACCGTGTCAGTCTGGACAGACTGTGGATTCAATGCTACTGAGTCTGCTGATGTAGCGGTATCCGTAAGAACCTTTACAACGTCTGTAGCAGTTGTATCTGCAACAGTCACTGGGTCTGGGTCTACGTCAGCGTCATTGCGGTCATAGTCCACCATCTCCGTGAAGTCTTTGTAGACTACATCGGTCATAGTGACGGTATCAGCAAGCACTTGTGCGATGTTAAACACAGGTGCAGCATCAGATGCTGTTGCAGAATCAGTAAGGGTTTTCCCTATATCTAGGGTATTCACTGAGTCTGAAGCAGTAACCGAGTCAATCTTGACAAGATCAGGCTGTAGAGATGGAGAGTCTGAAGCCGTAACAGTATCGGCAATACCGTCCTTATCTACATTGAGCGCTGCTGCATCGGTAGCCGACGCACTATCAACAACAACTTTGGCTGTGTCAAACACTGGTGACGTATCTGTAATCGTCGATGTGTCCGACAGGCTTTTGCCAACAGCTAGGGTGTTAACTGCGTCATCAACAGTAGCTGAATCTGTGAGTACTTTACCGGGCGACAGCACACTATCATCTGTCGTAGTCGCGGTATCTGCAAGAACCTTATCCACCTGCCGAGTAGCAACATCGGCCATCGTAACTGGGTCTGGGTCTACGTCTGCATCGTTGCGGTCAAAGTCAACTGCCTCAGTGAAATTCTTGAACACTGAGTCCGCGACAGTAACTGAGTCTGCAAAGGCCAATTCAGGAGCAAACGCCACGGTATCGTCAATTAAAACTTCGTCAGCTTTTACAACCTCAACTGTGATCTGGCGGAAGTCAGACACACTGACTGTCTGCTCCTCCAAATATTCCATTGGCACGACAAATGCCGATAGCCGTATGATGTTCTCAGGCTGTGCGGAAACAGCATAGGTATTGGGGCTGACTGATACAGCAATAGCCCCTGCCACCGCAACTGCGGTAACAAGCGCTGTAACAGCAGCAGATACCTTGATGTTGGACATTAGAAGTTTGCTCTCACCGTAAACCGCAATGTTTCATAGACTGTCTGAACAGCGCCGTTGTAATCTACAACAACCTCGCCCTCGTATGCACCAGCGTCGACGTCGAGCACACCGCCAGAGAAACCGAACTGTACCTGCCCAGTAGTGCCGCCACTCAACTTTGTACAAGAAATTGTAGAAAGCAGAGTTGTAGTAGCAGCCTTACGGAATTTCACACTAACAGTTGTTGACGCAGAGGATAGGTCTATGGGCGTGCCTGTAATGTCGTCCGTCAAGGTGAGGACGATAAGCGGCTTCTCGTCGCCTTCTACTAATCGGATGACATCTGTTGCCATAATTACCTCATGCAAATGGACGCATTTGAACCGTCATCGACGCACGAGCAGCACCAAGATTGGCCCTAGCCCGTCGCTCAGACGTTTTAAATGAGTATTGTTTGGCGTGGTATGAGGCTAACTCACGATCAGTCCACGTTCTATTGGGCAGCACCAACAGATGCTGTAAGGCTCCGTGCATGACAACATTCTCAATATCATCCAGTACAGACTTTGACATTGCTGATGAAGTACGCAAAGGTTTAAGGGCTACGATCATCTTCAGATCGTAAACAACTGTGGCATCTGGTACGGGTGCAAGTACAAAATTGTCAGAGTCTAGCTGGCAGACATTCTGCGGGGTAGACAACTGTTCAGGAGTCAGATCAGGCCATGCTGGGTACTTGCGAGTCAACTGCTCAAGGGTCGCTGGCTCTATGTTTGAGCCGTTTAGCGAGACTGATAGGAACGCATGAACCTCTGCCCCTGTAGGATTCTCGTAGGGGTACTCATAGACTCCCGGCGTAAGTCTGATCTTAGGCTGCTCATAGCGCCATGACAGGGTTCTTTCGCACACCTCAATAGCGGCATCACGAACATATTGTTCGACGATTGGCTGTGGGCATCCCGGCACGCTAGGTGCAAGACGAGTAACCAGTGAAAGGAATGTGCGGTCAGACATTAGACAACCTCAGTCGATTTGAGGCCAGCTTGTTCGGTATCAGTAATAACCCTACCCTGTGCGCTAACGCCCAAGGCTTGAGTAAATGACTGCTGGAACAAGGCAGCACGTTGTGAGTTTACGTGTTCGTTATCAACTGACTCAGCCAAGAACACTGTCGCGTCAACAACGACTGGGAAATAGCCATCTGACAACAACGTCACAGTTGTTGTGCCGTCATAGTCTGGAGGAGTCTGCGAATACTCCCCGATCAATACCTGATCCGCTGGCGCTTTGGGGTAGATGAAAAACTTGTTGGCGTTACGCACATGGCGCATCCAGTTCACACATGGCCCAGCGGTATCGTTCATCCATGTTGGGTACGTCTGGTCAAGCGCCTCACGGTTTACCTCGGTAACACCGTTGCCACCTTGCACAGAGAATATCTCCATGACTCGGAGTGAATCAGACGGCATAGATTGAATGACAGACCCAGCAGTGGTAGGGATCGCCCCAATGTAAGCAAAGAGGTCTGGGCGAAGCACAGCAATGCGCTTTAACGCCTGATTCGCAAAGCCCAACAACACCACATCGCTATAGCGCTGCGGTGAGTTGATGTCTTGCAGTAATCTGCGAACCTCAGTGATTACAGTGTTAAGTATCATTCAGGTAGACCTCGAGATGCTTCAGCATTGACTTCCTCATTGGTCACAGGAGGAGCCTCAGGGATTGCTTCTTCGGGGGTAGTAAGGTCAAGATCAGACTTGCGCCCTTTTTGTTTCTTCGGAATGAACTTCTCGGGGAAAGCTTCTTCCTCAGTCACTTCCTCACACATAGAGTTCTCTGCAAGGATGGGATTCCAGTCGTAAATGAAACCGTCTTTCTTGTTTCTTAGGAAACGTGCCATTTAAAACTCCTATCGGTATTTAGATGTCTTACTCGCTATTTTAGCGGGTTGTTTTACAAACTGCTGACCTTTTTCTTTGCCATCGCGTTTTGCTTTGGTGGTTGCCGCATACTCTGCGGGGGTCAACGCTTTTATTGCAGCCTCAGGTAAGTACCGTTCTCCGGTCTTACTTGAAGGTTTGCCACTTTTGGTGCGCCATTTCTGGTCACCCCAATCTTTAAGAGACTTTTGCGGGGCTTTCATTTTTTGCCCAGTTTCTCACGTTCTTCCAACAGCCTGACCTTGACCTGCAACTCATTGATGTGAGTCATCAGCGCCTCTTTTTGCATTGCTCGCTTTTCGGCAGAGATTGGGCTATCCGTTGGGACACCCTCTTTAGTGATTAGCGCGGGCATAGCGCCCTCAACTCTAGTCAACCGGGTGGAGAAATCATTGACCTGACCCAAAAGCCAAGCGAGCGCCGCCACTACGACGGGGATAACTGCCTTGAGAACGTCAGACCATGCCATCATCAATCCTTATATCCGCCACCGGCGGCTTTATATTTCTTGGCAACAAGTTGTGCTTTACGTGCTGACCACTGGCCTGCACCTGTACCCTGTACTGCTGCCGCCTTTACCTGAGACACGATCCGTTTACGCAACTCAGGCTTCGTGTAGTTACCTGCGGCGTTTACAGTAGATTTTGGTTTAGCTACCATTTAACTTTATCCGCCCAGTAAGCCGCAGACATTTTGCCTTTGGCGATGTTCTTTGCATGACGAGCTTCAAAACTTTTCTTACGGGCTTTTTCGCTGTCAGTTGTAGGATTCGCTCCTGCACCTTTTACGCCTTGCTGCCCAAACCGAATTGTCTTGACCTCAGTACCAGACTTTGCCACAACTACATGACTTTTGGTAGGGTGATTCGGAGTTTTCTTGGGTTGGTTAAAACCCGATACTCCAGCACGCTCTAGTCTTGAGTCTTTGGTAGCCATTACACAGCCTCAATGAACACCGTAGTTTTTGCTGATGTAGGAAGTGTCACGTGAATATCGGTGGTGAATAAGATGCCGTCGTCAGGAATTGACATCACAATAGGCTGCGTACCAGTGCCGATATTGAACTGCAATCTTACAGTGCCAGAAGAACCACCATCACGAAAAATAACATCACCAGCAGTACCACCACTTATTGTGTGATACCCACGTAGTTGACGCCGCCCAGTAGCCACAGTGCCTGTAGCTTCTACATGTACAGCCGTTACATTTGACATATTGTTCTCCTAAAAGGAAGGGGCCGAAGCCCCTATCCTAATGCCGTTTAGTTGATGTCTGTAAACATTGCGAAGACACGCACAACAGCAGCGGCTGGTACAGCAGTACCAAGCGTGATGTCGATAGTATCAGCAGCAGCGTAAACCTTGCCACCACTCAAGGTAGGAGCAAACGCACCAGACGACAACACAGGAACACCGCCAGAAGTACCGGTAGCGTTTGCTGAGGTTGCAGCCAAATAACCAGCAGCGGCAGAACCGTCACCGATAGAGATGGTGCTAGTCACGCCAGCCGCAGTGGTAACCACCATACCCACGTTAGACACAATAGTGCCAGCGGGGATAGGGATAATTTCCATTACGTCAGAAGCAGCCAGTGCAGTTGCACCAGCAGCAGTACGTGCTGCAATGATTGCAGGAAAGTCAAGAGTCATCTCCACCAGATGCACTTTGTTAAGAGCATTTGCGGGAAGGGCGGCTGAGCCTCTATTAAAGCCCAAGGTGTCGGTATATGTAGCCATTTTAAATCTCCAAAAAAGTTAAACGAGGGGGCCGAAGCCCCCTAATTGATTAGGCCAGAGTCACAATGCCGTGAGTCAAAGCTTCAGGCTTGACAACTTTGTAGCCATACACTTGCAAGCCACGGACGATATTACCGAAGGTGGACTCAGAGCGGATGGTTTCCATGTTGGTCATTTGTGAGGCAAAGGTGAAGCCCATTCTGTGACCAGAGATCAAGCTGAACTTGCCGCTAGACACGCTCAGGTTGTGGCTCATGTAAATGGTGAAGCGGTCGATCATGCCGAGGCGACCGTTACGGATGACGGACTGTGCGTCACCAGTAATAGAAGCATCTTTCAGATCGGACTTCTTGATAAAGCCAGCCATCTTAGCAGGGATAACCAAGAATCGGTCGCTCTCAGGAGCGTTAGCTTCGTCCAACACAGTGCCCATGTCAATGATGTACTCCAAGACGTTGGTCTTAGTAATCGCAACAGGAGAACCGGTCGTGCCCAAGTTGATGTTGCCAGTAATACGACCGGCAGATGCACCTTTATTCAAAGCAGAAATGTCAGGCAGCATGTCGGTCAACACACGTTGGTCAATCTTGATCTTCATCTTTTCAGATGCGTCCTTAGTCCAAGTGTCCATCAAGTTGATGTCCGATTGAACTTTGTCCACGTCGTCTTCGATGCAGGAGAAGTACTCGCCTTTGTCGATCAACAACTGCAACTTAGCTTTGTCTGGATTCTCAACTTGGAGAGTCTGACCTTTTACATAAGTGCGGATGGTGACTTCAGGAGAAGTGCGGATATTGACGGTATCGCCATATGCGCGGATTTCGCCTTCATAGTCAGTGTTAGAGATTGCTGCGAGCACGGTGGCGTCGTAGAAATTCTCAATGAGTTTGCCAGACCAGATTTCTGGAATGAAGTTGCCCGAGTACTGTGGGCGGCCAGCGGCGTTAGGATATGCCATGATGAAACTCCTTGTCTAATTAAGCAACAATACGACCTTCTCGCTGTGCAGCGAAAATGTCGCGTTCGATTCGATCACGCTCAGCTTCACGCCCTTTGTACTTCTGCGAACGGACATCGTTGAAAAAGGTTTTGATGTCATCAGCAGAGTATGTCTTGGCGCTGGAATTGTTTGACGGGTTCGAGCCGCGTGAGCGACCCGGTGCAACCTGTTTTTCCAATTCCGAACCTTGCGTATTTCGGTTAGAGCGAGCACCAGTAGGCTGTCCATTGATCTCACCCCATGCTTGGAAGAAACTAATAACACGACGAGTATCAAGATTACGCTGTGCGTCTTCAAGATACGTCTGCCGAGTAATCCCAGTAAGCGGATCAACCTCCAACAACCAAGACTGAAAAGCTTGAGTGTCGTTGACTGCACGCCAATTAGGGACATTATCAGTTATATCTGCCCAGAATTTCTGCTCTGCGGTAACAGCTTGTCGGTGCGCCACTGCTTGTACCTGAGGTACAACGCTGGTGTGCATTTGACGAAGCATACCTTCCAACTGTGCAATCTTCTGCGCCACGGGCATTAACTCCTCGCGGCTTACTTTTCTCATAACATCCAGTGACTCACCATACTCCTGCACATCTTGGTCGGTGACCAAGGGGTCGTGCTGGACTTGGCGTGCTTGGGGTTGCTGTTGTGAGGAAAGCGAAGAAAGTAGTTGTTCAAGCTGCTGAACGCGCCCTTGCATTTCACGGTTATGTGCGTGCAAACGTGGGACTTCTGCGTTGTACATACCTTGAAGGGTTCTGTACTTCTGGACAACATCTTCTGAACTTTGGGTTCCTGCTGACGGTTGCTCTGTGTTTTCAGCAGGGTGAGCAGCATCGTTTACGCCAGAATTCTCGTCGGCAGAAGGGTCATTGTCATAAGTGGACTCGTTGGACGGAGTGTTTCCATTGGCGTCATTTTGTGAGCCTTGGTTTTCCTCGTCGTTAAGTTGCTTATACAACTCCTGTACAGCCTCGGTCTGTTTGCGAATTTGCTCTGGAAGTGCCATTTTTACGCTCCTATTGGTATGCGTTAACTAGACGGCGAGTCATTTTGACTTTGCCGCTACAAAATCAGGGGCATCTTTGACGAGGTTGTATACCTCGCCCAATACCTGACAGCGCCCCTGTGGGACTGCCGGGTTGTTTACTGCGAGTGGCAACTTGGATAGCTCGTGCTCATACCACATCTTAAGCCAGTCCCGAACTTCGGGGTACTGGCGCGAGACGTTCGCAAGCGCTTGCATGGCCTTGTCGTCAGGACGGATCATGCCGCCCTCCCACTTACACGGTTACTGACTGTGTTTCCATCCATACCACCTTTGGGAGAACCGTCCGGTTGAGTAGGTGTAGGCTCTTGTTGCGATTGCTGTGCAGCAATCTGAGCCTGCGCCCTACCAAGGAACGCAGTTTTCTCCCGAGATGGAACGATGTCATCCACAGGCATTTGTAGACCTTTTGCGATCTCACGAAGAATCGCTGCTCTACCATCCTTACCGACAATCTCCATGTCGATCTGATTGGCAGTTGCATTAAGGAATTCGATACGGCGCACGTTAACGGTCTCTTTGACCGCCAAGTTAACTGCGCCTCTAGCCATGACTTGTGCGTCGCCCTTGATGGACTCGTCCTCGTCGTAGCGCATGTTGTACACAAACTGGCGTTGCACGATGGGCTTAATCACATCGCTGTCAATGTGCATCACGACTTGGCGAATACCCTTACCGGATGCGCCCATCAGCATAGACAAGCCAGAAGAAGTACGGCCAGCGCCTTGTACATTCAAGTCACCATACATGTACGCTGGAATACCGGAGTGCTCATCAGCCAACTTGCTGAATCTCTCGTACACAGCCATGAGTGTGTTTGCATTGTCTTCAGGTTGCGTAAACCGTACGGCAGGGGCACTTGAACCAATAGGATCGTTGAGCGTCTGCCAGATTTTCCAAGGGTGAATCTGTGTGATGTCCTCGTTGGGCGGCAACCGTTCAAGGTTAACTTCGACCTGTGGGCCAGAAGCAATACCCATGTTGTTGACCAAGGCCCGTGCTGAAGCATTACAGACGTTCTGCACGTCCTCAATGACTTCGGGAATAGCCTTACCCCAGAATGAGCCGGGGCACTTGATAAACGAGGTTTTAGCGTATGGCTTCTCACCAAGGGGGTCGTAATTCAATACAGCCTTGATGGTGTAGTTGCCTACTTGCCAGATGTTGGTGTCATACTCACGAGCAGAATCAGGAACATCCTCCTCAGTAAGCCCCCACTCGATCAACATCTTTCCAGATACTTTGCCCCAGAACTCCAAGGCATCGAACATCTCAGTTGGGCGCATGTGCGAATAGAACTTACGCTCTTGCTCCTGCTTGAGAAGCTCCACATCCATGTTGATCCAAGACTGACCATTGCCAATATCAAGGACTTTGCGAATAGCATCATCGTCGTAGCCGGGGACACCTACCAAGTCGGCAAGTTCCATTCGGCTCAAGCGGTGATGCTCAAACAGGTAGCCATCTTTAATGTTGGTAATGCCCGGCTCAGGATAGATACGGAACGGATCAACTCGTTCATGTTCTGGCGCAATTCGCTCAATAGGTTTGGCGATAGTCTTGCCTGTAACAGGATCAGCTTCCCATCCGAGCGCACGTTGCCTACGGACAACCGGCCCTTTGATAAATGCTGAAGGGTATGTCACCAAGTCGGTAACAAAATCATTGAAGGCCTCAGCCCAGCCGCCTTGAGCAAACTGGTCGCTGATCTTGATCTTCATCTTGTCGGCACGGTTCTGTGCTTCTTGCAAAATATTAAAGCGATAGTCTTGTGCGACCATCTCTTTGATCTCGCTCATTGCAGCAGGGTTAGGCGCTTGCCCAGTTTCCTCGACAAGTTTTAAAACCTTGTACGCAAAAATTTCTTGGATAGCCTTCGACTGCTGCGGAGACATATCAGGGATTGGAGTCGCCTGAATATCCCAAGGAGGTGTACCGCTATCAAGCAAAATGTCTCGCAGCCAAGACTCGGCTGCACGACACTTCACTTCAGTAATCATCATGTATATGTCAGAGCCGCCCTGTGCTTTGATGTCACGAGCTTTATCGTCTTCGTACTCACCATTGCGCTGGCGTAGCGCCTTAAGCATCTTCTGCTCAATGGGTTTCTTCGCTTGTTGTGCAGCGTCCCAGCACTCACGCAGATAAGCCGTAAGCCCAAGGATCAACGGCTGACTCTGGCGTTCCGCCAAAGCTTTATCCGACGCCTCTTTGTCCTGTTGACGAGAGAGATCAGAGTTACTTACAACGCGAAGAAATGACAGACCCGCCATTCTGTTACCTCTTATCTTTCTGCTGTTTCTTCAAGTATTCATCCATTGTTTGCTGGATAATTACTTTGCCTTGCGTAAGCTTTTGCGCAAGTTTGTTCCGCATTTCTTCTGCTCCATATACACTCTTAGAGTCTTTGATGGCCGCGACAGCATTTGCTTGTTGGGACGGAGCAGCAGCGCGTCGGCCCTGTTCAGTCTTCAGTTGTTGCAGCCCCTCTGTTTCACGTGAAACAGTTTGGACAGGTGCAGCACCAGCGGTTACTTTGCCGCCTTCACCAATCGTTGGTATAGCGTTACCACTGCGGATCGCAGCGTTTGATAGGCGGCGTTCATACGCAGCTTGGCGTTCATTAGCAAGTTTTTGAGCATCACTTTTGTACTCCTCACCATAAAATTTAACATCCGCAGGTTTTGCAATGTCAGGCATTGCTTCCATCTTCGGGGCTTGCCCACGAAACACAGTAGGCGCTTTTGCAGCTTCTTCCAGTGTAGTGTCGTAGGGATCGTACTCGAGACCAGTTTTAGGTTTTGGTGCTGGTGCAGGTGCAGGTGCAGCAGGCGTAGGTATATTAGGTGATGGCTGTGTAGCCGTTGGGTTCGGTGCTGGCGCTGTTTCCCTCATTGGCTGGTTAACTACTGGGCCAGCATATCCAATTGGGGGCATACCGTTCACTGCAACATTCCAAGGGGCAGAACCCGGCGTGGGCATTATCACCACGTGTTTAGAGATGGTGGGCGAATATCTTTGCGATGTCATCCCCGTCGAAGCCATTTTGGGATTCGTCGAGATGATCGTGAAACTTTTACCAACTTGTTTAGCCAAGGCCGCCTCCTAAGTTGCTCTTATCGCTAGTGTATACCAATACACAAATCTGTTGTCAACAAAAAAATCCCCCGGAACTTTCGCCCACGGGGGTAACTCCAACTGAACGGAGGGTGACAACTGCGGGAGCAGTGAAGAAATCATATCATGTCCATCCGGCTGAAGCAACTTGTTTGACTTCTCTACGTCTAGGTAAAGATGTACCTTCTCCAACACTGGTGATATGCAGCATCAGATACTGTAGCGCTTCAGCTACGTGCGAATGTTTGTTCTTGTCAATATCGCCATCGCCCTTGGGCTTGTAGCGATACCCGCCCATCATGGCGGCTTTAAGCTGCGTGCACCCCGGGTCTACGAGAAACGCTGGGTCGCCGTCCACCTGACGCATAAGGAAGTCATCGACCGCATTGATCCGTGCTGAGATGTTGTTGGTCTTAGCAGGGATAACCCTTAGTCCTTCTGCTTTGATGATGTCCACCGCCGAGCGTTCATCGGTTTGCGCCCGTTGTATGCCCGCTGGGTCGGTAACGACCATAATGGGCGCACCACCGAACCGTTCGTAGATCAGTGGTTTGAGCATGGTACGCACGAAACGCTGGATGCCCATGTCAAACGATACACACTCAGCAAGTATCAGGGCACGACCCCGAGGGTCTTGCTGCCCTAGGATGGCTGCTGGGGTAAGCCCTAAGTCCATCCCTACAACAATGGGGCGAACTCCATTACTGATGGGGCGGAGCTTTTGCTTAGCCATGTGGTAGTCCGGCCTGAAGTATTTGTACACCGGCATACCCGCCGATGACAGCCCATACTCCCCGTCGATGTATACACGGATGTATTCTTCGCTGCGGCCCTGAGTATCGTAGTAGCCTTCCGGCAAGTTCTCGATATTCTCCGCATACACGCTACGTCCAGAGGGCTGTTTAAAAACATCCCACCCGTTGTTGTTAGGAGATACGCCGTCCTTAACGTCCAGCCCCTCCATCTGGTAGTACCACCACGTATCCATAGTCGGTGGGTTGGTGTCACCCCACATCCCATGCCACGTCGGGCCTCCGTCTTTGGCCGAGGGAAATCGTCCGATACGTTTGGACATCGCGTCCATGATGTCGGGGTGAATGTCTCGGCACTCATTGAACCAAGCGAAGGACAACTCCAACGAGTTCAAGTTGGCAACGTCGTCTGCATCGTCCAGTGCTCGGAACATAATCTCGCACTCGATGTCGCCCACCTTAAAGAAGTAAGTCTTGGTGGTACGCATGTAGTCACCGCACACTCCCGGTGGAAACCAATCGAGGAACGTCTTGATCGTCGTGTCCTGCAACTGGCGTGCAGTCTCACGCACAATCGCCGCCCGTGTTTTGCGTATGCCTTGGGCGTTGGGTTCTTGCATCGACGCTCGCCGCACAATCTCAAACGAACAAGTTACGGACTTGCCGGAGCCGACCGGCCCCATCAACACCCGCATCTTGCGGTCTGACTCCATGAACTTCTCGCCGGTTGGCGGCGGTGTGTAGTCAATATCAAGTGCCATTACGGACGATCTGGGAAAATGCCTTCAACGCAAATGATCTTGCTGGGCTGCCCAATTTCCCAGCCGTGCACTTTCGTGCCATGCTCGTTCGTCGGACGCCAATCAGGTAGTTTGAAATTGTTGACACCATCGCCGCCGTAAGTCGTGCCAATGATGGCGAACAACGGGGTGAAGTCTCGGATGTTTATAGTCTGTCCGTCACACGACGCCCAATGTCTTGGTGCAAACTGTCCCGCGAACTCGCGTACTTCTCCGATGTAACCTTCCATATCAAACTCCTTGGTTAAGTGGTTGAACAATCATAACGATGAACTCACGCCCATGTTTCTTACTGCGGCTGATCTTGGTCTGGAACGAAACGCTGGCGCGACCAAGTGCGTTCTCAAGCATGATGGCTTCGGAGGCGCTTCGTAGTTTCACGGCTTTAAAGCCGTCATAGGTTTGGGTAAATAGGTCTTCAATGTTCGATGGGAGTTGCATCCATTACCTCAGATTGGTCGTCAATAATTTGTACCGCGTGCTGTTGGCCGCCCAAGTTTATATTGATGCGAACCCCGCCGCCATTGCCTTCGTTGGTAACTTCACCCTTTGGCTCCAAGCCTGCCCACTTAACCGTGGACTTAATCAGGTCGGCCTTGACTGCGGGTGAAACTGCTGAGTCGTGGATCAACATCCAAGATGTGGTGAGGAGTTCTTCAGCTTGCGCACGCGCCTTGAGCTTGAACGTCATCCCTTTACTGCGGATTTCCTCACGGTAGGCATCCACCTTCTTGAGGAAGATGGGATCAGCATTGAACGACAGAACATCGGTAGACGAAATCTGATGCCGCCCTATAACTTCTTGCAGCGTCTCTCCGCTACCTTCCAAAGTTAGAGCAATATCGAACGCCAGCCTGTCTGACCATTTGGTGTGGTGAAGTGGTAGGTTGTCCATGAGCGCAGATTATGGCAGATAGACGGATGTGTCAAGGGGTAGCCGAAAAAATTAGCTAACTTTACACGATCCTTTTTTTGGGTCTTGCTTTATGAGGTTTACTACAACTGGGGCGGGGCGTCCGCTCGCGTGTCCATGTGCCCCCCTCCCGCTTTGACAAGCGCCGAGCCAAACAAATAACCCTTTGAACATTGTGGTCATTATTCCCTAGTGAAAACGGCATACTTGACGTTTTTGTCTAGTTGTGAGAGTCTGAATTTGTCGGCGGTGATCGCACCGCTGATAGGGTAGGCGAATTGACCTACCGCCTGCTCTTTAACAATAGGTCACACTGGAGGATTCTATGTCAAATAGAACTTTTGAAGGGAAGGTTTCCGTTGTTCTTAACTCTAAGGGTGAGATCGCTCTCAAGCGTGACCCCGAAGGCGCATGGGACAGCACTCAGGCAACGGCTCTGCATCAAAAGATGTTGGAGTTGGGCAAAAAGAACAAAGCAAGTATTAACAAGTACTCGCTGTTCTTAACTGAAGGCGGAACGGAAGCGGTCTTGTTGGCAAATCGTTACGGCAACCCGTACATCGCGGTGTTACCAAAGCGAGACGGCAACCAGCCCAACCGTCCTAAAGTGACCAAGTTGGCTTAAGAGCCTTTACCCCGGGCAGTGACAGTGCCCGGGTTCTTTTTTAACCATACTGGAGTGAAAACTATGAAGGTAACCATCCTGCCCTACAAAGGCACACGCAAAACCCGCAAACAAGAACCTAATCGGTTTCAAGTTCGCTGGCAAGCTGGAGACAGTATCTTTTTTCAATGCTTCAAGCGAGACGCCGCCGCTGTAAGGTTCCAACAAGAACTGATCGACGATGGCATACCGCCTGAGATGGTGAAGTTGAAGATGATCTAACCCCGAGAGCCACGAAAGTGGCTCTCTTTCTGGAGAAAATGATGGAAAAATTCTGTGAGAAGCACCCAATACTGGCCGCCGCACTGATCGCACCAATACTTTACGTGTTGTTATGGCTTGCAATGGCACTGTTCTAACCACTGGCCCGCGAAAGCGGGTCTTTTTTTGTCTTAAAAAACCTTACACACACCACACAGCACGACCAAGGGGGATCATTCCTCTTATATAGCTTATATAAACCATACGTCGGGGGGTCGCGGCTCGCTTTAAAGCCTGATTTACACGCAATGTGAACACTTTCCCTGTAATTTCGTGGCTATAACCTGTTGAAACTTTACAATAATCTGTGAATTTCCAACAATCTGTAAATAACTTGACGCAATTTACCCCTTTTTAGATGGTATAACATTACACTTTACAATTAAAAAAGCCAATGGAATCAACCACTTACAAATAATATCCATAGAGAGACAATCTATATAATCTGTATAATCTACACTTTTTATATACCCTTTCCTCAGCAAGATGCTCTCTACAAATTTTTATTTTTGCGGTGTGCAACTTCATTTCTAAAACCACAGATTATTTAGATTGTTTAACTTGACACACCCCACAACACCAGTATTCATGCGGGTTTCAACCCTTTTCAAACAATCTGTAACACCCTAACTTGACACAGATTGTTCACCTGTGTTAGCAACATCTTTTAGATTGTTTACAGCCTTAAACAATACTTTACACACCTATTCTCTTGGAGAACGAGGCCGCACTTGACGTTTTTTCGGGTCGGCGGTAGTCTGCCCTCAGCGGTCGGCGTTTTGCTTACCGCACTTTCAGTAACCTACTTTACAAGGAGCCAATCATGGCAATGATTTTTAAGGGTAATGTTTCCATCTTCTCCAACACCAAAGGTGAAGTCGTTGTAAAACCTGATGCAGAGGGTCGCTTCAATGCTGACAATGCACAAGAACTTTACACAACTATCTTGGAAGTTGCGAAGAAGAACAAGTTGACACCTAGGGTTTTCAAGCCTGAGGTAACTGGTGATACACCGATACTTATGTGTGATCGTTTTGGTAAGCCTTACGTTGCTCTGTTACCTGAGCGTAAAGCACCTAGCAAGGTGACTATTACTAAGTTGGCTTAAGAGGAGTACGTATGAAACATCTTCATGTAACTCCTGCTTATGGTCGTGACTACAAGAACAAGGCTGAAGCAGTAGATGCTTGGCGTAGTGGCAAAGACTTTGTAGTACAGGGATTGTCAGGTTATGCTGGCAGTTATGTTGGCAAGGGGGAGTCATCAACGCTGAAGCAAGACGGCTACAGCGGAGTGATGATTCGGTTCGGTGACATGCGTAAACTCGTCATTGTCAACTTATGAAACAAGGGGTGTGAGTCCAACTCACACCCTATTCTTGTGGAGGTATCTTTATGATTGTTAGAGTAGATTCATGGCTTCATCGCCTTATCTTTCGTTTACCTGTGTTCCTTCCTCACTCTGTAGAGTATTGCAGGGTAGGGGATGACTACATAAGTTACCGCCGCATCAACTGGCGTAAACCTCGGGGGATACAGTATGAGTGAGGACTATCACTTACCTATCTGTGTCTCCTGCTATGCCGTAAGGGTAGAGCCTCAACGGAGGGCTATGGCAAGACCCACTTGCATGGCTTGTGGGGAGAAGATTGCCAAGCAACGTAAGTTTACAGTAGCACCTATGCACAAGTCCAACTACATGTTGCTGACTGACATGGATGATCTCAAGGGTATCAACAACAAAGGGGGGTCACACCGATGAGCCTAGCACAAGGGCATATTGCCAACTTCAAGACGCTGAGTAAAGCGTTCGATAACGATGACGTTGCACTCATGGAGTGTACCGATGTCAATACAGGAGAAGCCGTTGCAGTCATCTGCATGGTCAATCGTGTGGAGGGGGACATTGCCTTTGTTCCCATTGCTCGTATGTTCAACGGCAATCCATACGAAGAACTTGTCCCACCAACTGATGAGGTAGATAGTAATGTTCAGAAACAAACTCAAGTTTAAGCCACTCAAGCCAATGGGTGTGTCCATCAATGATTCGTTATTCAAACGAGTCTTACGTGGGATAGGTGCAGTCCTACTCATGTTCCTGTTCTCAGCGTTCACAACGCTACTCGTAGTTGAGTGGCTTGTTGGATGCGGTGAAACGTATGTTGACGCTAAAGGGGTACGTCATCCATACGAGTGTTTGTTTATCCCTCTCAATCGTAACTAAGGAGTTGCTATGAAACGTCTATTTGTGCTGAAACACAGAAAGAGCGGAGCCATTGTCAAGGATGACAACGGTAATCCAATGTACTTTGCATCAAAGCCTGATGCCAAGAAAACCCGAACCGAGGGACAACAAGTCTCCTACGGCCCTGACCATAGACTTTACAGAGGAGTCCACTAATGCGAGCCACCCTACTTAAGGAGACAATCAAGTCTCTATTCCCCATCCAACGCACTATCTGTATCGAGGGTAGTCCCGGCGGTGGTAAGACAACCATCGTGCAACAAGTTGCTGAGGAACTCGGTGTTCCTTGCATCGAACGTCACATGCCAACCATGCTTGTGGAGGACTTCGGTATCCTGTTCCCCAACGGAGAGGACAAGCTGAACTACAAGTTGCCTGACTGGTTTCCTGTCAAGGGCAAAGCACCTGAGCGTGGCATCCTGTTGTTCGATTATCGCAACCAAGCAAGCAGTGATCTACAGAAAGTCTTAGCCAACATCTGTCAAGCACGTACTCTCCACGGCACACCGATGCCTGATGGATGGCAGGTAATCTCCACTGGTAACCGCCAGTCTGACAGGGCAGGTGCTAACCGAGTGCTTGGTCACTTGCGTAATCGTGAGACAGTCTACGATCTCGATACACACCTTGATGACTGGACTGCATGGGCACTACAGAACAACGTCAAGCCTGAGTTGATTTCGTTCATTCGCTTTCGTCCCAACTTGTTGCATGACTATGACCCACAGCGTGACCAGAACGCTACACCTCGCTCTTGGGTAGAGGGTGTATCTGATGTGCTTGGTACTGTGCCTGCTGAAGCAGAGTACGAGTCGTTCAAAGGTGCAGTCGGTGAGGGTTGTGCCGCTGAGTTCGTAGGCTTTATCAAAATCTTCCGTAAGCTACCGAACCCTGACAACATTCTTCTCAACCCAACAACTGCGGCAGTACCAACTGACCCTGCTACGTTGTATGCACTCAGCGGTGCTATTGCTGAACGTGCTACTGAGAACAACTTTGAACGTGTTTGTACCTATGCCGAACGTATGCCACCTGAGTTCAGTGTGCTAACGATCAGCTATGCGGCACGTAAGAAGCCTGAGTTAGCCAACACTCAAGCGTTTACCAAGTGGTCGATACAACACCAAGAAGTATTGTTCTGATGTTTGGGATGCAGACTACTCCCTTCGTAACACTACCGCTCAGGCATCCCATCAAAATGCAGATGGCTTTGTCTTGCAACCTGTGTTACTCGGATGGTTTGCATCCCTCCCTTTTTACCAACCAACTAGGAGTGACAGTATGAATCTAAATGATAGAGCGTTGCTAGTGCAACTATCCATATCACAGTGGACTGCTCGTAAGTTCGACAAGCGGGTAACACGTGACGTAGCCTCATCTCATGGGACAACCATAGATGTGGGTCGGTACAACAAGGTCTTGCTTCCAATGAACGATCTACTTGATCGTGTACACAAGAAGTCAACACACATCCGTACCAAGTTCTATGACAACACGTTGCCGTGGGGTTTAGATGGCACGATGATGCTACCCACATCCAACTACCTCAACTTTATGACTGAGTTCCGCAAGGAAAAGAACGAGTGGTATAGCCTTGTGTCTGACTTCCGTAATGAGTATCCCCAACTGGTACTAGATGCCAAGCGTTTACTTATCGGTCTGTACGATGCCAATGACTACCCAAGTCCTGATGACATAGGCAACAAGTTCAATCTTGACGTAGCGATATTCCCTGTACCAAGCAGTGACTTCCGTGTGTCGATAGCTTCAGAGGAACTGTCCCGCATCCAACAAGACGTTGAGCGTAGAGTTGCTGATGCACAGAGCAAGGCAATGATCGAGGTGTGGCAACGCATCTACGATAAGGTCAAGCACATGGCTGAGAAACTAGCTGACCCCAAGTCTATCTTCCGAGATAGCATGGTTGAGAACATCCGTGAACAGTGTGACTTACTGTCTCGCTTGAACTTCATGGATGACCCCAACCTAGAAACACTTCGACAAGAAGTTGAAACCACGTTGCTCAAGCATCCTGATGCTCTACGTAACGACCCCGATCTTCGCCGTGATACAGCGGCAGAAGCCAAAGCAATCATGGACAAGATGTCCGTTTTCATGGGAGGTAAATGATGACTAGCGTAATGCCTAAAGAGGAGGTGAAACCAATCACCCCACAAGAAGAAGCCAAGATGAGGATACGTCTTGCGAAAGCAAAGACTGCACTCATACTTGAGCATCCGTTCATTGGTACTGTGGCACTCAACATGCCGTTCGTATTGAGCCGTGACATACCGACTGCCTCAACGAATGGCAAGCGTGTGCAGTTTAACCCTGACTTCTGTAGCGAGTTGACAGATGAGGAGTTGAAGTTCCTTGTAGCACATGAGTGTTTACATCCGATGCTTGAGCACAACTACCGCAGACAAGAGAGACAACACCGCCGTTGGAACAAAGCGGCTGACTACGTAATCAACAAGTTGCTAGTCGATGACAACATTGGCAAGATGCCTGAGCGTGGCTTACTCAGCGATGCTATCTACCAAGCAGGCAACGGAACATCCGATGGTATCTACAACATCCTTGAAGATGATGAGGGTGGTGGAGGTGGTGGGTACGGCGGAGATGGCGACCCTCTCGACAACTGTGAAGATGCTGAGGGTTCACAAGCCGAGCAAGCACAAGAGCAAGCCGAGTGGAAAGTCAAGGTAGCACAAGCGGCACAAGCCGCAAAGATGATGGGCAAGTTGAGTGCAGGTATGGAACGACTGGTTGACGAGGTACTCAGACCTAAGGTTGACTGGCGTGATGTGATGCAACGCTTCCTTGTCAAGTGTAAGAACGATAACCGCTCATGGGCTAGACCTAACCGCCGCTTTATAGCGCAGGGTATGTACCTACCAAGCACCAGTGGTGAGGTGATGGGTGAGGTGTTGTTTGCAGTGGACTGCTCAGGTTCAATCACTCAAGACATTATCAATCAGTTCTCTGCTGAGATTCGTACAGTCAAGGAGGACATGTTCCCAACACGTATCCATGTGGTGTACTTTGATAGCGAGGTGAGCCACTACGAATCGTATGGTGTAGATGATGAGTTAGACATCAAGCCACACGGCGGTGGAGGTACTGCGTTTAGCCCTGTGTTTGAGTACATCGAGGAACACGGCATCGAACCTATCGCAGTAGTGTTCCTGACTGACCTGTGTTGTGATGACTTCGGCAACGAACCCAACTGCCCTGTACTGTGGGTATCTACCGATGAGGGCACTGCACCTTTCGGAGAAGTGGTGCTGATGTGATTACATACGGCGAGTTGTTTGCCGTGTGTTTGTTCGTAGGTATGGGTGTTTACATCTCGTACCTACGCTCTGAGATACGGAGTCATATTCGTGCAGGGGTTTTACTCTCTGCTTTGGTACATGATGTTGCCGATGGCAACGTAGAAATAGAAAGGCATGAAGATGGTATTAGAGTCCGAGTTAAAAATGAGAATCGTTCGGAGTCTGCAAACCTTAGCAGACACTATCAGGGAACTGTACCCTGACCAAGAGTTTGTCGTTATGTACGACATTGAAAACAAGTTGGCGGAAGCCAACGAGATGGTGTATCAACTAACAAAAGGAGAGTGACATGGCTACAGTCAGATTTAGTAAAGACTTACAAGATGCAATCGTAAAGAACGCAGAGAATATGTTTAACAAGCAGATAAATGCGACAAGGGACAACATCAACACAACGTGGGGTGATCGTATCTACGAAATCATCCATCGTAAATACATCCCTGCTATGAACGCACTACCAGTGTGCTTCTTCACCGAAACTTCTAGCATGAAGGTAGCACGAATCAATGGTACAGATGTTGGTGGGTTGGAGTGCAAGATGACTAACTCACGCCCTGTACCCCACACCCTACCCAAAGATGTACCTGCTAAAAACAAGGACTACTACGGCTACGAGTTAGTTGGTAACGAGTGGGAGGAGATAGCCCAAGAGATTGAGGACTACCGCAACGATATCAAAGCAATAGCGCAGAAGAAAACAGACTTTGTTAGCGCCGTCAAGGAAGTTATCAAGGCACATGCAACGCTATCTCCTGCGTTGAAGATGTGGCCTCCACTGTGGGACTTGATACCTGAGGACTACAAGGATAGACACCGCCAAGTAGTAGAGCGTGAGAAGAAAGAGGTCGTAGTCAATGTTGACCTTGGTACTCTGACTGCTACTGTAGTAGCCCACAAACTCACACGCTGATATGCAGTCACGTATATCAACAAAGCTAATGGTACGCCTTGCTATGGAAGCGGGTGCAGACTATTCCAAGGGACGTGAGGGGGGTATGTATACCAACCTCAGTCTGTACAAGTACACCAAGGCATACCATGAGTATCAAGTAAAGCGTATGAAGAAAATCATACGCCAATCAATTCGAGAAGCCCTCGAAGAAGCCCTTAAACATCACAACGTGGAGGTAATCCGATGACCTACTATCATCAAGCCGCAATACAAACATACGATCAGGCTAAGCGCCTGTATGGTACATGCCGTTTCCCTGACAAGGGTAAGCCAGTCAAAGGATGGTGTCGCCTACATAAAGTAGACGAGAACTTTGAACTGCGCATGGACAACAAGACTATCTGTGTCTTTGCACCTGACAACACGTTGACGTTTACCATGACGAGTGCTCAAGCAAAGAACTATTCCATCACACTAAGCCAAGCACTAGCCCGAGCGATACCTATCGGGTGGGAGAGGGTAGCTACTGGTCGCCATCGTGTGATACACACTAAGAGAATAAGCTTTTATGGTGGTTCTCACCGATGGGAACAATGGCGAGAGGCTATGAAAGCTGAAGGTATCGAAGTATTCAACGGCATCAAATTCAATCTTGATACTGGTGAGTGCATGAACGCCAAGCCAACTACTGACGTACAAGTTGTTCCTGCTAAACGTACCGAATGGTTACGAGCATTGCGTGTGTTCAAGCGGGGACTGAAGTTACGTGCCAAGCTAGGTGTACTCGATACCATCTGCCAAGATGTTATAGCAGAACGCACACTTAGTAAGACTAGATACGACTGGGTTCAACCCGACTGGTCTAACGAAAAATGGATTGACTTGTTGTTCGATTCAATTAAAAATAATCAACACCCAACAGAGTTGTTACATGGTTTCGCTCAGAGCGTACAAGGCAGAGCGTACTACCACATCACTATCAGTAAAGAGACAACGCTACAAGCGGCTGATAACGTGTGTGCTGAACTAAGCGTACAACTACGCCGTAAATTCGGTGTGTTCGGTGATGACGAAGATGAGTATGGTGCGATATACAAATCCATAGAACAAGAGAAAGCAAAAAGTGAAGTGTCCTGAGTGCAACACATGGGTGTTTGTTAAAGAAACCCGATCTCGCCCTGCTAATACGGTGTATCGTAGGTATGAGTGCGCCAACGAGCATCGCTTTACCACATTAGAAACAGTAACACGTGTCATTAAACCCAAGGAGAAAGAAGATGAAGAAAACTAAATCAGCAAAAGTATCAGAGTATTTTTTGAAGCATCCCAATGCAGTACCGAAAGATGTTGGTGCTAAGTTTGGTATGCACATGCCGCAGGTGTACGGCATACGTAAGCGTGTGCTCAGTGGTTCTATGCTAGGTGAGGTAGTCAATCCACAGATCACCGACGCGGTAACGCAGACTGCCGACCTACAACAAGTTGGTGGTTCTCATTACAAAGACATGGCCGTGCAACCTTGGGTAGCAATGGAGTCATGGATGACACCCGAACAATTCGCAGGATTCTTGCGGGGTAACGCTATCAAATATCTTGCACGATGCGATGTCAAGGGTGGGCTGGACGACATTAAGAAAGCAGAGCACTACATCCACAAACTAATTGAGGTAAGTAAGGATGTGTAGCCTATCGTTCTATGGGGGCATACTTGTGGGCATAGGACTTCTACTAGCCCTAGCACTAATCGCATTTATGTTTGTGTTTATAAAAAATAATTGAGGGTGACATGGACATAGTAACCATTGACTTTGAAACTTACTACGACAAGGAGTATTCCCTGTCTAAGATGACCACGGAGGCGTACGTACGTGACCCTCGCTTTGAGGTCATCGGTGTAGGCGTGAAGGTAAACGACTACCCCACAGACTGGTATAGCGGAGACAACGTGGGGAAATTCCTCAACAGTCTTGACTACCGCAACAAGGCAATCCTCTGTCACCATACTGCGTTCGATGGGGCAATCCTATCGTGGCACTTTGGCATCAAGCCTAAGTTGTGGCTTGACACGCTGAGCATGGCAAGACCCCTGCACAATCTCACAGTAGGGGGAAGCCTTGCCGCACTCACTACCTACTATGGGCTAGGTAAGAAAGGTGATGAGGTTGTCCAAGCACTGGGCAAACGCAAGGCAGACTTCACACCCGAAGAACTTGCACGATACGGAGAGTACTGCAAGAACGATGTGGAGTTGACCCACGCTTTGTTCAACAAGATGAAGAAAGGTTTCCCTGTCAGCGAGTTGCTGGTCATCGACCAAACGCTACGCATGTACACCGAGCCGACCATCGAGTTGGATGTGCTTCTCTTGCGTGAACATCTTGAGGAAGTAATTGCCCGAAAGGATGGACTGATCGCAGACATGGGGCTGACTGGTGTCACCAAGGAAGTGTTGACCAAGACGCTAATGAGTAACGAGATATTCTCTAAGTATCTTATTAACCTTGGTGTCGAACCCCCGAGTAAGGTCAGCGCACGTACAGGCAAACAGGCGTGGGCATTTAGTAAGACGGACAAAGCGTTTACCGACTTACTGGAACATCCTGATGAGCGTGTGCAGAACGCAGTCGCCGCTCGCTTAGGTGTCAAATCAACCATCGAAGAAACCCGAACCGAAGCCCTACTGGGTGTCGCTCAGCGGGGATGCTTGCCCATCATGCTCAACTATTATGGTGCGCACACAGGGCGATTCAGTGGTGGCGATAAGCTGAACTTGCAGAACCTACCTGCACGTGGGAACAACAAGATCAGGCGGGCACTACGAGCACCCAAGGGACAAGTTCTTGTGGCTTGTGATTCATCACAGATTGAGGCCCGAATGGTTGCGTGGATTGCAGGGCAAGAGGAGTTAGTCCAAGCGTTTGCCGAAGGGCGGGATGTATATAGTGAGTTCGCATCCGATGTGTATGGGCGCAAGATTTCCAAGGGGGACAAGATAGAACGATTCGTAGGTAAGACCTGTATCCTTGGTCTTGGCTATGGCATGGGCGCAGAGAAGTTCAGACGCACCCTTGAGATCGGGCAAGGTGGTGTGAACGTAGTCATCGACCTTAACGAAGCTGATCGTATTGTGCGACTCTACCGACAGAAGAACCACAAGATTGTGGCACTATGGCAGAGGTGCGGACACGCACTGACTGGCATGACCCAAGGTGGTAGCGGCAACATACATCCTCTGGTTAGTTACGACAACACAGGCATCACACTCCCCAACAAGTTGCAGATTAAATACCCTGCACTACGGCAGACCAACAGCGGGTTTGAATACATCGCTGATGCACGTACCTACCGCAAGGCAGTCAAAGATCGTGTCATTACTGGGGCAACGGATGATATAAGTTGGACTCGCATCTATGGTGGCAAGGTCACAGAGAATTTGATTCAAGCACTCGCTCGTATTGTTGTGTCCGAACAGATGACTGCCATTGGTCAACACTACCATGTGGCTTTCCAAGTCCACGATGAGATCATCATCACTGCCCCTGAAGAACAGGCGCAACACGCAGAGAAACTTATTGTCGAGATCATGTCTACCCCTCCAAGCTGGGCAAGCACGTTGCCAGTTGCATGTGAGGCGGGTACTGCAAACAATTACGGAGAAACCTAATGACTATCGCTGAAATCAAACGTGCACCACGTAACGCTGAAGCCCTCTCACTGCTTGAGGCAATCATCAACAAAGTGCAGGAGAACGAGGACGCATCCAATCTCATGGTGCTTGTGAAGATTGGTGACAACTACCATCGCTACTCTACAAATCTGATTGACACCATGTCGCTAGTTGCCGCCCTAGAACTGGCAAAGTTCGATGTGTTGCAACGGATGTCAGAGTAGGCTATACTAAAACTTCCAATCAAACAGAGAACCCTGAGGACACCCCTCGGGGCTATGACCTATGCGCCTTAGCCACTCTTACTCGTCCATCAAACTGTACGAGAACTGCCCATTGCGTTACTTCCGACAACGTATTGTTAAGGATGTGATAGACGAAGGGGGTGAAGCCAGTAAGTATGGCGAACGAGTTCATGCTTTCCTTGAGACACGACTCAAAGAGAACACCCTCTTACCGCAAGAGGTAGCCCATTACGAATCCCTATGTTCCTCAGTCGAACGCATCGCCCAAGGTGGTGAACTGTGCATAGAGAAAGAGCTAGTCCTAACCGACAACCTTACACCAACAACTTGGTGGGAGCCTGACGCTTGGCTACGATCTAAACTTGACATCCTTGTAATCACTGGCGAGATTGCCGTAGTGATGGACTGGAAAACAGGCAAGAGAAACGCCGACCAATTCCAAATGCAACTGTTCGCCGCCCAAGTATTCAAGCACTATCCTGAGGTGACAAGGGTCAAGACTTCCCTAGTGTGGCTGAAGGATATGGCTATGGATACCGAGGTGTACTACCGCAGTGGTGTCAACACGATATGGGCTGAGGTTATGAAGCGTATCCAACGCATCAACGACTCACTGGAACACGACAACTGGCCTGCCAAACCAAGTGGCTTGTGCCGCTATTGCCCTGCCCGACATAATTGTGACTATGCTAGGGTTTAACCCTACTTGACATTCATGTAAAGAGGAGTAATATATGAGTTCACTGACCCCCGAAGGCAAGATAAAGCGTAAGGTTGTTGAGTTACTTAAGAAGCACGATGTGTGGTACTTCTTCCCCGCCAGTAATGGCTTTGGTAAGGCAGGTATCCCCGACATCATTGCGATTGCGAAGGGCAAGTTCATTGGCATTGAGGTCAAGGCTGACAAGACCAAGAAGCCAACGGTATTGCAGGTCAAGTGTGGTGAAGAAATACAACGAGCAGGTGGATGGTGGTTCTTAGTGTATGACGCTGACTCCCTCCACTCACTTGAGCAAGCATTAGAAGAAAAACTTTACAGGTGATGACATGGTAGTGGTGGAACAAGCAAGAACACTTGCTATGAAATTAAACAATCCGAATAGGGTTCTCGACAGTATTCCTACTGCCAAGCCCTACACGGTACGTGGTGTGCCACTTGTGGTAGCACCGCATAGACTGGATGAGGTCAGGGTTCTGCGTAACCTTGGCATCAAAGCACCATCGCCCATACTGCACTACTACAACTGGTGTGGTCAGTACAAACCCTATGAGCACCAACGGCAGACGGCGGCGTTCCTTACGCTTAACCACTGTGGGTTGGTACTCAACGAGATCGGTACTGGCAAGACACAATCTGCATTGTGGGCGGCTGACTATTTGATACAGACCAAGCAGATCAAGAAGGTGCTCATCATCTCTCCACTGTCTACGCTTGAACGTGTGTGGGCTGACGCTATCTTTACAGGGTTTGTGCACCGTAAATTTGTTGTGCTTCATGGAACATCTGAGAAGCGCCGCAAGCTACTGAACACTGAGGCTGACTTCTACATCATTAACCACGATGGATTCCCTATCATCTGTGAAGAAGCACATGGTAAGTTTGACTTGGTGATCGTTGACGAGGCGGCAGTGCTACGCAACCCATCAACACAACGCTTCAAGATATTCCGCAAATGGATGGCGAACAATCTGCCAACACGTTTGTGGCTGATGACTGGCACACCGACACCCAATGACCCGACAGACGCATGGGCACTTGCCAAGTTGGTTGGGTCACCGTTCTGCACCAAGACGTATACGGCGTTCAGAGAACAGGTGATGATGAAGATTGGTCAGTGGAAATTTGTGCCAAGACCTGAGAGCGTAGAGATTGTGAAGCACATCCTACAACCTGCGGTCAGGTACACACGTGATGAATGTTTTGAGTTGCCCGACACAATCATTCAGACTCGTCAAGTAGAACTCACTGCGGAACAGAAGAAGCATTACTCACAGATGCTTAAACATTTTGTGACGGAGATGAGCGCAGAGGGAACGATCACTGCGGTCAATGAGGCAGTCAAGATTCAGAAGTTAGTTCAGATCGCTTGCGGCGTAGCCTATGGTGATGATGGACAGAACATTGGTATTGATTGCAGTCCACGTATTAACTTAGTAAAGGAGGTGATAGAAGAAGCAGGAGAAAAAGTAATTTTATTTGTACCACTCACTGGCACATTGCACATGCTTGAGAAAGAACTCAGCAAGCACTGGTCGGTTGCAGTTGTGAACGGCGAGGTATCCTCAAGTAAGCGTAACCAAATCTTTCACGACTTCCAACATGCCAAGATACCGCATGTATTGATTGCTCATCCCGCAACAATGGCGCATGGACTTACTCTAACGAGTGCGTCAACGATCATATGGTATGGCCCGATCAATAGCAACGAGCAATATGTTCAAGCGAATGGGCGCATTGAGCGCATAGGTAAGAGGCAAATATCCAATGTCGTACACATAGAGGCAACAGACCTTGAACACAAAATGTACGAACGCTTGAAGAATAAACAAAAGCTTCAAGGATTGCTTCTTGATTTAATCCAACAACAGACAAGAAGGTGACACATGACTGTCAGAGTAGACGACGTAATTGCTACGTACATGAAACTACGTAACGAGAAGGACGCCATCGAAGCCGAGATAAAGAGCCGAGTATCAGACCTCAAAGCGAAGATGGAGAAGATAGAAGCGTGGCTTAAAGAGCAAGCAGATGCACAGGGCGTTACCTCATTCAAAGGTAAACATGGCACTGCGTTCTTAACCACTACAGACTACGCCAACGTAGCCGACTGGGATGCCGTACTGGAATTTGTTAAGACAAATGAAGCGTTCGACATGCTGGAGAAACGTGTAAGCAAGATTGCAGTACGTGGGTACATTGAACGTAACAAGGCAGTACCCGCAGGTGTGACCTATGGAACAAAGATAGACGTCACTGTTCGTAAACCAACAATGAAAGTTGAGGACTGAACCATGAAATTTATTAGAGAGTGGATTAAGCAAGCCGCATATGAAGGTACGCACCTAGCATTAACAGAACACGCTACTGCTACCAAAGTAAAACGCAAGCTAAACATTGAACCCCTCGGCAACGCCATTGACAACGAGTATGTAGAAGAACACCTTGCCGCTGAGAAAGCACGTGCAGTGGCAATGCAAGGCGGTTTCGCCAAATCCAAACGTGCGACCAATCGCATTTAACCCGCTCACTTAAGGAGAATATCTATGAGCAACATCATCCCCGCAAACATCCAAGTCCCCGCCCACCTCGCTGGTCGTATCGGTGTGCCATCCGTATTGGCACAATCCCTTATGGGCGGTATCAGTAGTGGTGAATCATTCCCACGTATCAGCATCAAGGGTAGCCGTTTCCGTATTGTCGAAGGCGGCAACGAGACTGTATTGGATAGCACCGCACTAGAAGTAGTGATCGTTGGTGCAAACCCTCGCCTGTCAAAGACTTGGTACGCCAAGGCATGGACAAAAGATTCTGAGCCAGTTGCACCTGACTGCTTCTCGCTTGATGGCATTGGCCCTGACCAGTCATCGACAGACCCACAGAATGATCTTTGTGCTTCTTGCCCACAGAACGCATGGGGTTCTAAGATTGCTGAGAACGGACAACAAATCAAGGCTTGCTCCGATCAGAAACGTCTTGCTGTAGTGTCGGCTGATGACCCTGCTGGCCCTGTGTATCTCCTGCAAGTTACACCTGCCGCACTCAAGGGCTTCAATGCCTACGTCAAAGAACTCTCTATGCGTGGTATCCCACCTGAGATTGTCAAGACCAAGATCACATTTGACACAGACGCATCCTTCCCTAAATTAAAGTTTGGGTTGGCTGGATTCCTTGACGATGAGTCGCAAGACGCAGTTGACAAGTTGTTTGGGTCTGCCGAAATCCGTGAGATTACTGGTGAGAATCCAAGGCAAGCAGTTGAAGTGCCAAAGATTGCCACCAAACCAGTTGCCCCGAAACCCGCTCCTAAGGTTGCTGAACCAGTAGAACCTGCACCTGCCCCTGCACCTACACAAGCGGCTACCCCAAAGCGTGGTTTCGGTGCATCTAAACCTGCGGCGAAAGCTACCCCTGCTGCTGCGGCCCCTGCGAACACACAAGCAGCAACATCTTTGGCTGACGAGATCGCTGCCCTTGTAGGTGAGGTGAACGCAGATGACGCCTAAACCGCCTCTCGACTTTACAAAGGTCGAGTCGCTTCGCAGGCATATGCTCCTGACAACTACGGATTTATCCCAGTTGCTAGGAGTGTCCCGCATGACTTATTATGGATGGGTGAGAGGCAAGAAAATCCGCCAGTCCAACGATCAGTCAGTAAGGGCAATGCTACGCAAACTGCTTGCAGTAATGTCCGAACACCAGTGGCCTATGCCTGAGGTGATTGCGATGGAACAGAAGCAGAGGAAAGAGCGTCTCGTTGAGATATTGGGTAACTATAACTGAGGGGGTGAGGGGAGAAATCCCCTCACTGACAGGGGCACATGAACACGTTGGAACATCTCCAGCGGGTTCTACCGTCGGAAGGTTTTTATGTCACGACAGTCATCAATCCTGATGGCAATAGGCAAGGATTCTTTTCTACAGTAGACGAACTCGCAAAGGCAGTAGCTGGCCTTGACCAAACAGGCAACAACACGTACTTCGCCATCTCCGCATTTAAGGAGAAGGGAAGCCGCAAACAAGATAATGTCCGAGCGATTAAGGTTGTCGCCTTGGACGTTGACTGTGGGAACAACAAGCCGTATCCATCGTGGAAGGAAGGACTTGTTGCGCTAGGTACATTCATTCAAACAATGAACTTGCCTAAGCCCATGATCGTATTCTCAGGCAACGGACTACATGTCTATTGGTGTCTGACGGAAGAACTCGAACCAGCTAGATGGAAGCCAATCGCTGAAGCAATGAAGTCAGCGGCGATTGCGAATGAGTTTCATATTGACGCAGGGCTAACTGCCAATAGTGCATTGGTGTTACGCCCCATTGGGACACACAATCCTAAGAATGGTAACGAGGTTAAGTTACTGGTAGACGCTGAGCCAGTGAGCCATGAGTTGCTGAAGTCTTGCCTTGTTTCCCACCTAGCTCACGAGGTGAGCCTGCCACGTAATACAACTGGCAGTAAGTTGCTACAAGACATGGCAGTCAAGACTGAGTTCCCACCTACCATTGGTGCGGTTGTCGTTAAGAAATGCCAACAGGTCAAGTGGGCAGTAGAGAACCAAGGTGAGGTCAAAGAACCCCAGTGGTATAGCCTACTGGGAATAGCCGCATTTTGTGTTGAGCCTGAGGCTACGGCTATTGAGTGGAGTCAGAACCACCCAAAGTTTGATGCACAACGAACATTGCAAAAGCTGATCCAGTGGAAAGACAACACAGATGGGCCAACACGTTGTGATACGTGGGACATCAACCGTCCCGGGGGATGTAAGGGATGCAAATTTAAGGACAAGATAAAGAGTCCTGCCGCTCTTGGGTTGCAGTACCAACAGATTGCACCACCACAAGATGCGTTGGACAAGGCGGCGTTTGATGTACCCATGCCACGTGGGTTTAAGCGCACCGCTGATGGCATCAAGATGACCATTGACGAGACAGATATTGACGTATGTTCGTTCGACATCTACCCCGTGGGCTATGGTCGTGATGAAGGTCTTGGTTACGAGACTGTGCGCTACCACTGGAATCGTCAGCATAAAGGTTGGCAAGAACTTGCTCTAAGACAAGCGCATCTCACAGACGGACATAGAGAGTTCGCTTCCACCATTGCCGATCAAGGCATTGTCCTCAACAACAAAAGACAGACGGAGTACTTCCAACTTATGCTACGTTCATACATGGATGAATTGCGGCAGAAACGTGCGATGACCAATCTGTACGCCACAATGGGATGGAAAGAAAACTTCTCCCAGTTTGTGATTGGTGACACGCTTCTGCGCCGAGAGCCTGACGGTTCAGTCAGTGAAGAAAACATCAGCCTGTCCGCTGGCACTCAAAGACTTGGCAACGAGTTGTATGGTGTATCGGGGGACGCTCAACAGTGGGCAGACTTCACCAGTGTGCTTGAGAAAACAGGATTGCACTGGCACATGTTTGCACTTGGTGTCGGACTATCTGCCCCCCTGTATGCGTTCACTGGCCTTAAGGGTTTGACTGTCTCATTGTTTGGCCCATCAGGTGGAGGCAAATCATTGATACAGATGTGGGTGCAATCAATTTATGGTGACCCTGACAAACTACACTTTGCCGCCAAGTTCACACAGAACACTTTGTTTGGACGTATGGGTATCTATGCCCACATGCCGATGACCATTGACGAAGTTACCTTGATGGTAGACAAAGAGGTTGGTGACTTTGCATACTGGGTGTCCCAAGGTAGAGACAAGGCACGACTGAACCGCAACGCCGAAGAACGTGACGCAAAGACATGGGCAATGCCTGTGCTTGTATCCACCAATAAGTCTCTGCAATCTAAGCTGGTTGCATCTGGGCTTGAGACTGACGCACAAATGGCACGGCTTCTTGAGATTGATATACCACTGCACGAACTATTTACAAGAGACAGTACAGGCGGTCGCAAGATTCACCAGTTTATCCACACCAACTACGGACACGCAGGACGCTTATTCGTAAAGAAGTTGTTGGAACTTGGAGCCGATGGGGTACGCGCCGCGATTGACCATGCCACGGCTGACTTCCACAAGAAGTACAAAGCCAACTTTGTAGGACAGGAACGCTACTGGGAACAAGCCATCATCCTCTCAGACTTAGCCTCACGCTTATGTGTTGAATGGGGAATTATCAAGTACGACTACACCCTTGGTACTGAGTGGGTCTTGAAACAACTGGGTGCAATCAGACGTAGTGTGGTCGAGAACAAGATGGATGCGTTCGATCTATTCTCCAACTATCTAAACGACAGTGCTGGAGCCGCTGTTACTGTGATGCACACAGGCACAGACAAAGGTATTGTGGATTACTCAAGGATGCCACGTGCTGACATCCGTGTTCGGTTCGACACATATAGACGTACTGCGGCAGACAAGTTTGATAAAGGTGTTGTGCTTGTTGACCGCACCCACTTCCGCAGATGGTTGGCACAGAACGGCGGCGACTACAAATCGTTCATGCAACAAATGCAGTTTGAGAACGTGGTTGCTACACCCAAATCAGAGAAAGCGTTTCTTGGTAAGGACACCCCCATCAAACTGGGTCAGGCATATGTCCTTGGCCTCAATCTGAATCACCCCAAACTTGTAGGAATCTTGAGTGATGCAGACGAGATTGCCGCTGATCTAACTTTCGGTCAAATGAGAGCAGTCTGATTACATGATCTCATCGTCTAGTCCGTAGAGTCTCAACAACTCTATGGTCTCAGGACGCATAGCCCTTGGCGCTGACTTCATGTAGCGCAACGCAGTTGGACGCTGAGCCTCACGATATGCACGATTGGCAGACTGCAAGAACTTAGTCACTTCCAAACCTGTACCCTTGGAATCCTCATTCCACTGGCTTACTGCGGATGCAATATTATCTGCTGCCTCTTGGTCACCGGCAGCCCGAGCCTTCACATACGCAGCAACATATTCTGCTTTGACCGCCTTGCCGTATTCATTGACTTGCTTGGACATACGAACAATATCGTTCTGCTGAGTGGCTATCGCTGGGTAGAAGCCGAGTAGTCGAGCAAGAATTACGTGCGCTTGTGCATCCTTGGCAACCATCTGACCACGTACGTTCGTGATGTCACCACTTGACAGGTACGCAAAACTGTCTCCGACAGACCGCAGCGCAGCTATTGGGGACTCTCGCATCAATGTGTTGAGGGATGTAGTGTCATCACGCAGGCCCGTTACCTCAGCACCATACTTAGCCAAACCACCTGCCATTGATACCAGCCCACTGATACCGCTGAACACTGGGCCAGCAAAGTCACCGATCTCACGTGCAGGGTCTGCGCCAGCTTTAAGAGCACCAGTCAACGGAACTAGATCGCCCATACCCAAGCGGGTAGATACAGTCGCACCGACTGCACGGTCAATCAAACCACGCATGACATACGGCGACATTCCCGGGGCCACACTATCAACCCATTCAGCAGTAGCTTTCTCGATGCTTGCCACTTTGAGGCCGAGCATCTGCGCGATTGTGTCAACAATGTCAGCGAGGTCGTCAGCAAATGGTATGCCCTTCAGACCACTCATCATCAACAGTAAGCCAAGCATCAACAACTGCCCACGAACTGGCATGTTACGCAGCAGTTGGACGGTGATGATTACGAACTGCTTGTACATGAATATGTATTGAGCTACGTTGCCACGTGCCATCTCTGGTCGGTTGAACATGGCGTACTCACCTTGCGATGTGTTGACCGCAATCCGTGCTGCCTCAGTAGCCTCAGCGATTGCTTGTTCTTCGCTCAACCCTTGTGACAGTGCACGTTCTTTCTCAAGGCGGTACGCTGCCAGTGCAGTGATTCGGCGGTTGGCCTGCTCTGTATAGGAGAACATAGCCATCCATGCCTTAATACCTGCTTGTGCTTTATTGTTAAACACCTTGCCACGTGCTGTACCCACCAGTGCGTTGAACTGAGCCGCCTGCAATGTGCCCTGCTCAGTGGCATCAAACAAGAACTTAGTCTCATCCTCTGTCAGTCCATACTTGTCGTACCCACCATTGACCAGCAAGTCATTCAAGAACCCAGCGTCCTCCAGCTTGTAACTGCCTGCATCAAGGGCCGCACGGTAGAGGGAGGTCACGGCTTTGGCCTCACCGTAACCGCCGCCATAACCACGCTTGGCGTTGTAGTAGGACAGGTATGGTGTACTGTGGGTAAGCAGAGATACAAAGTTCACGGCTGCGGATGCAACTGAACCACCCAACTGCATCAACACTGTGATTAGTTTTAGGAACGAGCCAGCTTCCCCCGACAACATATCTTCGGTGCTGTCGTTAATATTGGATGAGTCGTTGTACCAGCGAATAAGTTTCTTGGCTTCTTCACGATAGCGCTCACCTTGTCCCAGTGTAGGTTCACCATTGACCGTAACGCCAGCAGCTTTAGGAGCCATGTACTTGTACATGAACGCATACTCATCGTACGCACGTTGCGCTCTAACACGCTGCCCGTCAGTAGTTGCTGTATCAATCGCAGCCTGCAAATCCTTGAGCTTCTGTGGGTCACCAAGCCATGACGAATTGTTGAGCATGATGTCATCAAGACGGTGGCGGTAGATTTTCTTGGCGGCAACGTGAGCCACCATCTCTAGATGCTCAGACACAGAACGCACGATGTCGCTGTCCCATCCGGGATTACCACTACGTTGTAAGTTCTTACGAGCACGGTCGTTTTGATTCGTCAGTGTCTTGACAATACGTTCACGTGCGGTTGGTGTGATGTTTACGTTCAAGCGGTTCAGCACATAGATGAACTCATTGAAGTTCACGGCTTCAGTTAAAGATGGGCTGACTGCGGCTTCTGAAGATTCTGCACGCAGAGTTACTTTGATCTCTGCGCCGTACTCATCTTTAAGAATCCACTCTTGCCCATTGCCGAACTCATTCTCCAATGCCTCGCGTGCAGCGGTTGCTTCACTCTCAGTCTCAAACTGGAAGTAGGGCATGGCGTCACGGATGTTCTCATCCAAACGCACTGGGTTACCTTGAGCATCGAACGCTGCCACCCTAGCTTGGTACTCACCACGGCGGCTGAACGGAACGTATGAGCCAAGGATGGTGCGCTTTGCGTAGAATTCCGCGTTGCGTGTCTGCAAATCAAACAAGAAGATGTCTTGCACAGCCTTCTGAATTGCAAAGGCTTGCTCTTTGTTACGAATCTTGTCACGAATTGCGGGGATAGCGGCGCGAATATCGTCGTACTCAGCCTTCTGAAACTCTTCAAAATCTTTGAGCATCTCACCAGAGATACGTGGGTTCTTCATCCATGCGTCAAACACATCGTCATTGAATAGCGCACGACCAAAGTTGTAGATGAATTTCTCAGAGCGCTGGTCTGCACCCTTTTGTACTTCGACGGAAGCGTTTGCAATGCGGCTACCACCATAGCGGATGTTCTGATACATCTCAATTACTTTGCGGATAGCAGCAAGGTCTTGTGCAGAGAACTCAGCCTTGAGTCCTTTCATACCAGCGAGTTCATTGAACACCCGTTGCTGTTCTGCTTGAGATGCTTCATAGTTTGATAGCAGCAAATCTACTGCTGCGTCGTTTACTGTCTCACGCATCTCAGTGTAGACACGCCACACTGGGCTGTTCTCATCAACATTGAACTGGTACTTGATTCTTTCACCAGTGCCGAGTTCTACATCAAAACCCTTGCGGAATTCTTCCGCAGTCACAGTGCCTGCCTTCTCTAACAACTGGCGCACACGTGGGTCAACAGTGACATTACCCATTGCGTCTTTAGTAATCATGGAGCCGTATGACTCCATCAACTCATCAGTCAACTGGCGTGACTTGAACAGCGCAGCGTATGCAGCAAGTTCCCCAGCTTGTTGTTTCTCCTCCTCAGACACGCCGCCACCGAATCCAAACACACGTGGTGTGTGGGTGAACGCCATGTAGCGTGAGTACTTGGAGAGTAGAGCGCGAGCCTTCTGACTTCGTTGTTCAAAGATACGGAATATCTGATTGAGGCCATAGCTCTTGCGAGCCATGTTGTCGAGGGTCTGTACCTTCTCAAGTATCTTGCCTACGTTTACACCAACATCTCCTGTCTTGCCGAACAGCCCTTTCTGGAAGGCGTCCATCGACCCAAACATACCAGCACCGGGGCCGTGCCTACGATTCAAGGCGTTCATTGCCATGCCTCGTGAGCCGATGTTGCCAGCAAAATTACGTGCGTATTTACCGTCTGCTACTGTTTGTTCCATGTCCTCCATGTGGCCCACAAAGGATGAGGCGCTGAAGAAGTTGCCCGTGCTGCCTTCACGCACATAGCGGCGTGCAAGGTTCACAAGCTGGCGAGCTTCGTCGTCTTTGAAGCTAAAGCCAAGTTTGTTCAGGGCGTTCTTCAAGGCGTTCCACAACCTTGCGATGATTGATACATCTAGGTCAGCAGCGTTGTCAGCCAGATATTCCTCTATGGCTTCCAGCCTATCCATTCCTTGGGTTTCGACCATTGCGTCAACTGCGGCCTGCACATCAGGGTCAGTTTGATATATACGATTCAGTACCTTGTTCAATTCAGACTGACCCATCACACCTTTGAAACCAAAGTGACCAATGGTTTCGTGAGCCAGTACAAATTTCAACTGTTGTTCAGTACGAACAAAGTCGGAGAAGATGATGACTTCAGGGCCGAAGGAGTAACCCACGGCATTGGTTGTGTCGAAGTCACCTTGCTTACGAGCAGCAGCGGCACGCTGATACAACTCAGGATTGCGAGCCTGCAAGTCAGCAACATTGGCGTACACATGGACAGTAGGTTTGACCTTGAGCTTTGCCAAGAAACCTTTGACCAACAACTTCACACGACCAAGTGGGATAGCAGAACCCATTGGCGTGCCATCATCACGGTAGAAGTTACCTTCGGGTTTATCCCAATCCTGCACAGTTTCGCTACCACGTGCACCACGCTTACGGGCGTTGATAATATCTTGCTCTGCCTTTGACTCTGCTGCGGCTGCTTCACCTAATGCACGCAACTCAGCACGGCGTTCTTCTTCACGGGCACGTTGCTGTTCTTCAGTAAGTTCAACTTGGCTTAGGATGTAGCGACCATCAGACTTGATGAGCTTTGCCTCACCCTTGTCGTTGAAGTAGTCTTTGACTTTGCTTCCATCAGGCAGCATGTAGTTGCGGCCAGCTTCATCGAGTTCACTGTACAACTGCTTGGTCAGTGCTTTGATGTTGGCAAAACGCTCAGAACCAAACACCACTTCCTTGGTCAGCGTAGGGATTTCCCTAACGCGGGTTACTAAATCGCGGATGAAGTTTGCCAGTTTTGCACCAGACTGGTCAACAATGCGGTTGAGTGAGGTGACCTTCTTGGTATTGACAACTGACTCACCAGCAGGCAGCGAGGTCTTGTACTTCTTGTAAACAGATACAGGTACGTTTTGCTCACTGATCTGGCGAGCTTGCAACAACTCAGCCACTTGCGTGTCGGACAACCCAATGAGCTTTGATCCAATGCTTGGGAGCAAGTTGCGCATCTGCGCATAGGTAAACCAAGGCTTTAGTGTGCCCTTTAGATTACCACGGGTGTAAGCAGCCCCGACTTCCAGTCGGTCATTGACGACATCCAGCAATGCGGTGTCCATGATGCCACGCTGATCTTCGGTAAAGCCAGTCTCAAGCAAGAACATCTGCGCCTTATCAATGACACCAGCTTTCTCATTGTTGGAGTCAGTATCAAAGTAGGCATGGAACATGATGTTCTCAATCGCATCACGGAACGCACTTGCATCTGTGGTGGACTCAGCCGTAGCAATATCCTCATCCAACAATTCCATGTAAGACAAGTCTGCCAGTTCTTCTTCAGCAGGTAGCGGTATAGCCTGAGCATTAATCTCATCAGCCAACGACATGGTGGCACGGTCGTAGTAATTCTCAGTTGCCCAGCGTCTCTTCTGCGCATCTGAAAGCGTGCTGTACGCTACGCCGCCCTCTGGTTTCCTGTCCTCCCATGCCTCGGCAGGACTCAGCTTCTCAACCTTTGGTTTGGCGGCGGGTTTTGCCGCCTCGACTTTTTTTGGTTCAGACCCTTTCTTAAGGGCTGTTGTTGCGGGTGTTACTTTTTGGGTTTGCTGCGACCCGCGCTGGAGAGACTTGCCGCCACCGCCTGCTTGAGTGCCGCCGCCTTGGACTTGGGTCGTGGGCTGGTTCCCAGCTTGCCCCCCGCCTTGTACTCCCGCATTATCTTGCTTACGTTGGCTGACACTACCTTGTTGCTGCTTCCCTTTTTGAGTGGCATCGGGTGCTCCCTTTTTCAGATTGGACGCGGCCTTTGCCACGGTGACGGCAGTTACGGGTTTACCCGTAGGTTTTGCCTGAGTAACGCCTTTTGCCACCGTTGGCTTGGGCAGTGGTTGTTTCTTGCCTGCACTCTTAAGTGCCTGCATAGATGGCTGACCCTGTTGATTAAACAGGATGCCTTGTCCAGCACGCTGGAATTCACCAGCGGTGGGAGGGATAGTCAACGTCTGTGTCGCAGGTGTCTGCATACCTACGCCACGACGCAATCCCTCAGCCCGTGAAGGACGGGGTAACTCACCACGTTTGAACAGTGGGAGTTGTTGTGGTTGAGAAACAGGGATCGGACGCATCGGCATTGACTGCGGAGCAGGCTGCTGAGATTGCGTCATCAAGTCCAACTGCTGCTGGATTCGAGCCTCGTTCTGTAATCTATCAAGTTGTTGCTGTTTGATTGCCTCCTCTTGGGCGGCCCGCTGTGCTTGCGCAGCTTGGAATTCTTGTGCACGTTGTTGTGACGCAAGAGCCGCCTGCATCCGCTGCGCCAAGATTGGGTTAGCAGGAGCTTGAGGGGCTGGGCCACCGAACTGCAATGCACCCTGACGAGGATCGACCACGGGGGGAGCAGACGGCGCAGGCAAGCCGGGGAGTGGTTGCTGTGGCTGCATACGTGCAGCCAACTCCTGAGCAGGAATAGTTCCACCGAAAATATCCAGCACGCCTTGTGAGCCGGGTGTTGCACCGGGCGGGACGTTACCCTGCTGACGCAACAGAACATCTTGCCGCGTGACATCCGCAGCGTTTGGCCCCATGCCAGCCATAATGACTGGCCCACCCATTGGGGATACAGGAGGAGTAGGGCCGGGAAGTTGTGGCGTAGTTGGGCTTGGGCCACCAAGTGCAGGAGGTTCAGGAGGAATAGCCCCCATGAACTGCACATCAGTGAACGGACGACCGGGGGGTGCAGGAGGTGGATTGTATGGAGCAAGACCAGTGCCTGTAGCTTTACCAGTGGGATCAGTACTTTCCCCAGTAAGGATGTTGGCAGGTGCTGTACCTTTCAAATTGGCGATAGCACCAATCGGGCCACCCACTCCGAAGCCAGCGGCAAAGGAGTTAATCAAGCGGTTTATATTCTCAGGGTTAGAGAAGTCTTGTTCTGATATGCCAAGGAGCAACCCTTCCTGACCAGTCTCAGTAAGTCCTTCTAACGTACCGCCAGCAACACCGCCGACTGCTGCACGACCAGCATAGCCAGCACCACGTTGCAAGCGTGTAGCGCCGGGAGCCATGCCCCAGCTTGAGCCAATACCTTTACCGCCACCAAGCACTCGGCTGGCAAGCATAAATTCAGGTAAGGACTCCAACGCTGCATAAGGGAAAGCACCCATCAACGCATTGACACGGGCACGCATATCCTCTGCGCCAACCCCTTGGTCACGTTGCTCACCATAGATGTCAGCAGCGCCAGTTGCGTAGTTCTGTGCCAGTGAAGTAGTCGCTGCACCTAAAACACCAGCGGCGTTACTTAGGATTTTGAGTTCTTCTTTGGTTGCTTGACCTGCTGCATATTTTTTTGCCGCAGCAAGAATGGCTTGCTTGGCTTCTGCTTTACCAGCCAAGGCTGCAAGCGCACCGGGGACACTGGCAAGAGGGCCAGCAGTAGCAGTACCAGCGGCAAAGCCTGCGGCGGCAGTCACTACGGACTCCACCAAGTTCGGCCCTTGCTGCGCAAGGTTGGCTACAAACCAGTCAAGAACACCACGGCTTTGACCGTATGGCTTAGAGCCAATGTCCGTGAACTCGCGTTGGAATGGTAGGGTTTTCCCTAAATCTTCCTGTTGCTGTTCGACAATAGACCCGCCAAGTTGTTCAGCGCCACCCAGTTGTAGTGCCCGACCAGCAAGCAACTGCATGTTGTCAACACCAATGCCAAAGTTCTTCTTGGCAAGGCGACCCATGCTGGGATTTTTAATCGAGTCAAGGTACTGAGAATACGCGGCCTCATCCAGCGGAACCCAGTCGCCGCCTTGCGGCATTGCAGTAGAAGGGCCGCGTAGCAAAGATTCAGACTGAAGCGCACGAGTAGCGTCATCAGCCGCAAACTCTTGGCCTTGTACAAACAACTTCTTCTGTGATGGGCTGAACGCAATGGCCGGAGGATTCTTCAACGTCGGCATCTCGAACTGGCTTGACTTCACAATCTGCTCAGTCAGCGCTGCCATACTAGCAAGCGAAGTCCCCCCGATGCCGTTAAGCCCAGAGCTTGCAGCAGGATTCCCCATATATTCTGCGGTGGCAAACCGTGATACGTCAGTATCTGTGCCCCCATACAAGGGGCTGCTGAAACTCAACCCGGCTTTAGCCATAACTCACCTCATCCTTTGTTGGCCCAGCTTAGGCTGGGCATACCTGTAATTGGTCTTGCTGCGAATGACTGTATCTCAATATTGTCAATCTTTACTGTCGTGCCCGATGGGTTAAATACGAATGGTGCTCCGAATGGAGGTGTGATAACAACTGTGCCATCACCAGCGCCTGTCGGTTTGACATCGTACTTCATCATCTTGAGCTTCTCGACATCCAGTTGAGTCTTACCCTCAATAGTCTTGATGCCAATATCCTTGATGTATTCGCCCATCGTCTTAGCGTTTTGCTCTCGAATCTTGATGTCAGAGTCAAACAACTTGCCAGCGATAGCAGCTTGCTGTTGACGAAACCCTTCGTCTAGTGTCAGGCGAATACGCTCAACAACTTTCTCTGCGGGCATACCTTGGGAGACTACTTGACCGTTGGCAACAAGATTAAACAAACCATCGCGTCGAGGTTGCAGTTGATACTGTTGGTTGGTGTAGTAGCTGTACACACCCATCATGCGGTTTGCGTCACGCCCACCTGACTGCAAGAACTCAGCAACGCCTTGGTCGCCTTGCATCTTGTACAACTGGTTGTCCATCGTATCGAGAACGCCACGCAACTCCATTGCTTTGTACACATTGCCCGTGCGCATCATAATGTCAGCCATACGCTTGGTCTGTTCACGGCGGAGCAAACCAACTTCGAGCGGCTTTGCGTAAGAGCTTGCGTTATAGATTTCTTTTGGCTCTACAAACTGTGGCACAGGTTCAGCCGCAACTCGCTGGGCTACTACTGAAGTTGTTGATGCTGGACGATTTTGTTCTTGTGTAAGCACAGGTGCGGCAGGAGGTCTACTCTGCGTTACTACAGCCGTAGCAGGCGCAGCAGGTGCAGCAGGTGCAGCAGAGGGAGGATTTTTATTAAGCGCTAACGGGTCTGCTTGTAGTGCTGCAATCTGTGCCTCTGTCATATTACCGCCGGGGCGTACCGACGTAGGTGCAGCCGCAGTTTGTTTCCCACCGGCTGGGGCAGTTGCCATCAGGGTTGAATTTATACCCAGTGCTCGGGAGATGTTGTTGTACAACCCAACATACACACCGTTGTAGTCACTGTTGGTCATGCCACCATCAGTTGCGTTAAGGGGAGCACCCTTCTTCAGAACTTGGTTTGCGTTACCTTGGTAGCCAGCGCCCCAAAGATTTTTAGGCACACCGATCAACTCGTTGTACTTCAATACCAATAGGCCAGCGTCCATCTCACCCTGAGGTGTACCACGAACCATAGCCGCAGCCGCTTGTTGCAACTCAGGAGAAATGTTGTAGGCTTCAATGTTCTTAGGATCAGTGAACCATGTCTTCATTCCCTTGAATGTCTTATCCATGACTTGCATTGAGCCTTTTGCACCAGCAGTACTAGCTCCTTTGGCTGCCCCATATGATGATTCAATACCATAGATGGCAACCGCAGCCGCTGGATCAACACCCAACTCTTGCGAACGACCAACAAGGTACTTTGTATCTTCCTTCTGCAAAGCCTGTGGTGCTAAGTTCACCAGATCGGTAAGGCGTTTGTTGGCCTTCTCAGAACTTAACCGTGTTTCCTCTTGGGCAATCTTCTCGCTCTTTGCTTTGGCGTCCTTAGCGCGGGCAGCATCTTTTTGCTTGAGTTGCTCAAGCAGTTCTTTCTCAGTCAGCGGTTTATTGTTAGCTTCAGCTTGGCGAATCTTGTCGTAGTAGGGTGTAAGTGAACCAGAACCGGGGACAGTAACACTGGTTACGTCAGGATCGTAAAGACCTATGGCTCTACCAAATCGGGCAAAGTCTACTAGATTGGCCGCCCCCTCAACAAACTGAGCACCTGCGGTAACGGGAAATGTAAAAATATCAGCGGCGGCGGCAGGAACTTTGCCCGAAGCAGCAGCCAACGTTTTAATGCGGCGGTTGTCATTCTCTATCTGCAAGCGTTTAAGACGATCTGCTGGAGATAGTGACTGAAACTCCGCAGCAGTCATTTCCGCTACGGGTAGAGTACCAGCTTGTTGTTTCTTGAGGCGGTCTACCTCCTCAGGCGTCATGCGGCGTATGCTAGATGCACCGGGAGGCGGTTCGTCTACACGACCCACAACAGGTTGCTGCGCAGGTGGCAAATTGAGTGGTGCTTGAACGGGTGCTCGTGCAGGTGCAGGTGCAGGTGCATTGACAACATCCGTCATCCCAGATGACCAACTTGCACGGACATCAGGTACGTTTTGATTCAGAAGTTCATCGGCGGCTAACTGCTTACGAGCTTCCTCCATGCGGCGGAGTTCCGCCATTCTGAGATTTTCCTGTTCGTTCTTGCGGTAGAGGTCAGCACCTGCGTAGAGCGAATCTGGCCCCGTTTGAAATGAGCCTCCAAATGACATTGCCATACGGCCCCCTATTAGGTGAACAATGGGCCAAGGGTTTTGTTCAATCCTTCTTGGCTCTTGCGTTTGCGTTCCTCAATGTTGCCATATGCGGTACTCAATGCAGAAGCGTCAGCACTGGAGGTTGGCGCACTCTTAGGCAAAGCGTTTAGAGCTTGCTGAGTTAATTTCAAACCAGCGTCAAAGCCATACATCGAACCCTTGTCGTATGCAGTAGCTTCCTCACGAGCAGATTGCAAGTTGTACTGGCGCTCAAGCGCAGCACGGCTACCTTTGTTGCGAGGATTGACTTTGCGAAGTGCTGCTTCTTTCTGTGCTGAAGTACGTTGCTTAGCTGCACCAGCATACTGCTGACCGAAATAGCCCGGATCAAAGTAGTCACTGCGACCCAACAGGTCGTAGGCTTCACGCAACTGAGTCTGGAACAACTCGTTATTGATCTCTTTATTCTGCTTCATTTCTTCAACGCGAGCTTGCAGCAGTTGTTTTTCTTCATTGGACAGACCAGCGTCAGACAACTGACCAGTCAACAACTGTGCACCCGCACGCATAGTGAGGTCAGCCAGTGCTTTAGGATCAGTGAACTTAGCTTGCAATGCTTCAGGAACTTTTGCCAAGGCTTGAGTAAACGTAAGTTTCTCGGCTGCTGTAGCTGCTGTTGTACCTGCGGTGGTTGCAGCGGCTGCATTACCCAAACCACCCGCACTTGCGGTAGTTGCTTTAAGACCAAACTCAGAAGCACCAGCGGTGTTAAGACCAGCAGTGGAAGGTGTTGCAACACTGCCAGTAACGCTGTAGTCAGTAGGAGACAGGTTACCGTACTGACTGGATAGAGGCAAGTTGCTACCTTGTCCAGCGTAAGAAGTATTCGCCAAAGAATATGGATCAGCAGCAGCCGTAGGTGCGCCAGCCGTAGAACTCATACCAGACAGCGAGTATGGGTTAGTAGGTTGGCTAGACAATCCTGCGGAAAGTCCACTCTGTGTAGTACCGCCAAGGGTGAGGCCAGCTTCGGCTGGATTCAATCCATAACCACCGCCGCCATACACTAAACCAGTTCCGCCCATACCGGGGGCAGTTGGAGTCATACCAGAAGCAAGACTGTAATCGGGAGTAAACGAAAGGTTAGAACCCAACGAAGGAGAGCCAGCTAAGGACGGTGTAGTTGCGCTAGGCATACTCAACCCCGTGGCTGTACCACTTGTATTGGGGCTAAGACTGTAGGCGCTAGGAGAGCCAGATGCAGAGGCAGGAACAGAAGTGTAGCCGCCGATACCGCCACCGATTGCACCCATCAGAGCGCCTCGGCCTACGTTACCGCCAGTGACTGAAGCACTTACAGCGCCAAGTCCAGCACCAACAATCGCTGAACCAATGGCTGCGGAAGTAGCCGCTGAGAAAGAAGTAGCCGCAGCAATACCTGCTGACAAACCAATTGAAGAAGCAATCACTGGAGCGGCAAATGGAATCGCAATAGCCGCTACAACAGCAACAACTTTCATAAGGCCACCGCCACCGCCACCGCCTTGGGGTTTAATACCCATCATGCGAACAAGTGCGGTACGTTGGAATGGTGGAAGGTCTCCACCAAAAGCCGACTCTGGTAAATCGGGAATACCCATCAGCGCCATCGAGCGGTCATTAAAGCGCCCCGGCATACGAGCTACGTGATTCATTTTGTGTCCTCCGTCAAATCGAGTCGCATATGTGTATACACATGCTTAAATCCATATTTTGAAATTACCCGCTCCATTGCTGGGGACACCCATCCCTCAATAGCTCGGACACCGTTCATATACGCCCATCCACACAGGCGTTTCCAATACCTCTCGTAGAGCGCATCAAGTTCCTCGCCACCTAACGCCAAGATATTCATGGCGGGTAAACGTGGATAGTTGACGATCTCAAGAACCAAAGCCAGCTTTACGGCTGGCATAATTCCTTTGTCACACTTGACAACAAACACATACACTTTCTGTTGAAGTGCCATTGTGTAAACATCATCCGCCGTAAGTTCCCCGTGCATTGATCTTTTAATACACTTCTCAATAAGCGGCTTTGCCGTAGACCAGTACTTATCGAACTGCTCTTTTGTAGAGAGCAATAACGCATCGAACTCATCGAGAGGAACTGGGTCAAACCCCGGTGGATGTGCCATCAAGCATCCTTATATTTTTCCAAAAGTGAATCAAAGAATTCCTTACCCTTCATCTTAACGATTTTGGCAGGAATCACGTACTCTCCGGGCGAAACAGCAATCGTAATGTTGTCGCTTGTGTCGTGGCCGGGGCCAACAACTTTACCGCCCTGAGTGCCATCACCAGCGTGAGCAACAAGAGTTCGTGCCTGAGCATTGTGTTGCTGCGCCATACGGTCGCCAACATGTCCACCACCAGCCATCGCCATCTGCGGTTGACCTCCAGCCATTGCTGGACTACCACCTTGGATCATGTTCTGTCCACCCATATTCTGTTGAGCGATACGTGCGGCCAACAAAATTACAAACAGCAAGCCTTCGTCGTACTGGGGAGAAAGTGATTGTTCATCAGCCAGTCCTTGCTGAATAGCAAAGTTTCTAACATAGGGGTACATCTCGGGGTTCTGGACAGCTACAGTTGCGAGTTGAACTCCCATATTGAGTTCTTGTTGGGTTAACTCCCCTGACTGGAGACCAGCCATAATAGCGTTCTGAATCTGCTGAACCATCTGCGGGTTCTTGCGCATCATGTCGTTGATCTGTTGATCCATCATTGCTTGTGACATACGGCTTCCACCTGCGCCGGGTTTCATGCCAGCGGCTCCAGTCATATCAGGTTGTCCATTCATACCTACCATGCCTCCCTGTGCGTAAGTTGGTTGCATACGAAAATCTAGTGCTGGGAACTGGGGGTTAGACGCAACAGTTCCAGTTGGGATTGTCTGCAACGCAGCTTCATTTACCATTGGGGGTGCACCGCCAATTAAACTTTGCAGCCCAGCAGGTAAATCTAAAGATGTTGTAGCAGGTGCAGCCATCGGCGCTTGCATTGGCATCTGTGGGGCAGCGACTGCACCAGTCAGACCCATGCTAAGGGGGCTTGCAACAGAAGGGGCAGCAGTACTTTGGGGTACGGATGCTGGGACGCTTTGTCTATTAAGCATCTCTAAAATAGGATTCTTTCCATTTGCCATGATTAACCTTTCAGTTGTCTAATCAATGTATTCAGTACGCTGCGGGTATACGCGAGGTCGTTCGCAAGTTCCTGTACATCCTTGATTAATTTTCCAACGTCGTCTAAATCTGCTACGTTCTGTCCGCTGATAGTATACCCTTTACCTTCTGCGGTGACACGTAATAAATTTTGCTGCGACGCCTCATTTACTGTAACTTGCCCCTTAACAAGCGCTCTACTGGCAGAGTCAGACTCGCCACGAGCGCCAATTAAAAGCTCTACGTTCTCTTTCAAAGAACTAAATAACACCGCTTGCCAGTCGGTAAGACCGCCTTGGGGTACGGCGGGAACAGCGGAGAATCTTGCCATTATGCAGCCCTCAAGCCGAAGGGGGTTTCACCTATGTGGATTGCTCGCACACGGGCTGACCCAGAAACTGCCATCTCAAAGGTATCTGAACGATACCCAGATGGCAAACGGAAGATGTCGCTACTAGACACAGTGCCTTGGAAAATCAGTACTTTGTTCGCCCATAGGCGGAACGTGACAGGTAACACGCCAGTTACAGTTTTGTACGTACGGGTAAAGTTATCTCCATTAACCACTGTAGAGTTGAGTGCTCCAGATGTCTCAATACGAATACCACCACTGGTAACTCGGTCGTATGGGCCGTTCATATCGCCCAGACCTTTGAGGGATGAAACTGTACCTGTTGCATCCGCAGTCGTAGTGATAGTCGAGCCTACGCTGGCGTAAGTAAACGTCGTTGCGTTGGTAACTGTCACCACAGTTTGTTGTGTGTTGAATGTCGATGCAGCGCCCCCGGTGAAGCCAGACACGTCCACCTTCGACCCTGTAATCATTCCATGCGCCGCAGCGGTCACAATCGTTGCTACGTTAGATGCACGAGCGTAGGACACAGTGGCTACTGGGTTGGAATAGTCTACCCAGACCTGAGCGTTGAACGCAGGCACACCAGCGTTATAAGCTGCAATAGCTTCAGCTTCAGCATCTGTGGTTGCGTAGTCTGCAATCACTCGGGCAGCGCCTAGATTAAGGTAATCCTTGGTGACCACAGTCTTGGATTTCCACTCCATTGACGCCAATGGCTGAGTGTCTGCGTCCCACTCGTAGATATTACCCAAGGTGTCTGCAACATAGTAGAACTTGTTGGTCTCTGGGTCGTTGTAGGCAGCGGAGAACTTGTAGTTGATGGATACAAAGAACCCACCAATACGTTCGTCACGCTCAAAGATAAACGAATCTGTAGAGTGCGAGGCAAAGTACTTACCGTTGTAGTACTTGGCTGTAACAGTCGTGGTGTCTAGAGATGCACCCCATGTATCCCAGTCGTGCACATACTTGGTCAACAAGTCGATACCTGTTGAGGGGGAGTAGATGGCAACGCCGCCATGCGTGACGTACGACACGCCGTAACCCATGTTCACAATAGATCGTTTTGATAGGCAGGGAAAGAGTGTGTCAATCCTTGCCGTTGCCATAGTCGCAGGATCACCGCCCGAGACTTGGTACGGATACTCCTCAGTCAACACAAGGATAAAACCACCGACGGAGGCCACGCCAACAATGGCGGACTCAAACGTCAGGCGATACTCCTGAGGCCAAGCGTGCGGCTTACCTAGCTCCGAAAAGCATAGCTGGTTGTCAAAGAACCCAATCAAGATGCTGTTCTGAACAGCCGTAATCCCCTTCATGTTCTCAGGAGGAGGATCGTAGTTGTCGGTTATTAAGGACTCATTGAGCAGAGACACATCAAAGTCGTCAGTAAATGAGTAGCTACCGTCGCCCCAGTACCGCGCTGTGTCTGTTAGCTTCTGGGCAGCATCTTGGTACATAGTACCTGCGGTCTCAGCTTTATCTGCTACGTTACCCGCAGTCTGAGCGTACTCAAATGTGTAGTCATCAATAACGTCAGTGACAATACCGCCTGTGATATTGAAAGTCGAGTCTGTGCACCCGCTAATCTTAAAGCGATCATCAATCGCCAGATTGTGGTGATTAGATAGAGTAACCCGGGACACATTGGATGTGCGTTGCACACGAGCAAGTGTTGTTGGAAACCATAAAGTCTTGAGCAGGAAATACTGCGTGCCAGCGGCAGATGGGACTGTGCGATACAGCTTTACCCCACGTATGAACGTGTTGCTACCAGCGGGCTTTGCCGTCGGTAGGTTGGTCACTGTAACCGTCTGACCTTCTTTGATGTACAGATTCTCCGATGGGTCAGAGCCAATCGACTCCTCATCCCACGGTGTGTACCACGTGTACACATAGGAACGAATTTGCGTATTACCCGCCAAAGCTACTTTTCCGCTAGTGTCTGATGTGGATGTGACGGCATCACCCGGCGAGTAATACGTAAAAGTTGTTGAGTTTGTGACGGTGACCGCCACGTTGGTTGCGTTGAATATCTTGCCTACAGCAGATGTAAACCCAGAGATAGTGACAATATTACCTGTGCGCAATCCATGTGCACTACCCGTCACAATAGTCGCAGTGTTGCCTGAGTCACGTGCATAGGTAGATGTTGTGGCGTTCGGTGCGGATGCAGCCGAAGTCGTTACCTTGGTTGTTGGCAACGGCAGCCCAAGTTCATAGTACCCATTGGGGTAAGGCTCTGCACCTGTGATTGCCAGTTCGTAGTTAGAGACCTTGGGTACGCCATCCCCGGTGTAGTAGAACCGCTGTTCTTGATCCTCAGAGGACGAGGCAGTCACGATGTCTACGTCAGTCATCCACGATAGCCAGTTTATTGCCCCAGTAGACGGGTTCTTCAGCGCATGGATTGTTTTGACTTCCCCAATACGGTTGAGGTTCGAGACAAACAAAGGTAGGCGGTAAGGCAGCAAGTCACCTGAGTACAACTTGGTGTTATACGCTAACTGTGCCGCACCATCGGGCAACAACTCCGAAGAAATCTTCGGTGCTTCACCTAAGAACTTAAGGAGTTTTACCGCTGCCATTTAGACGTTCCGTTCAAAGTGTGGGCAATCTACAAGAGATTTGAAGTTGCCGCCCCAACGGTTCTTAGGATACAGGCTTTCCCAGTAAGTGCCAAGGGGGGCAAGGACATCCTTGTCCCAGATGATTTTACCGTCTTTAAAAAAATTTAGGTCAATGGCGCATCGTTTTAAGTGGATGCTGTTCAGCGTCTTTGAGCGCCCCGTCTTTACGTAGATAGCTTGTTGCTCAGGGGTACGAGCTAACTCACCACCCGTAACCATGAAGCCTTGCTCGGTGGCGTATTGAATTAGTTTGCAGGCGTCCAATAAGAACGCAGCTTGCTCTTGGCTAAGGCTCATTTTTTACCCCTCATTTCTGCCAGTTTCTCAATAGTCCTACCGCCAAAGTAAGCGCCCATGATGAGCATACCCCACTGCCCCAGCAGATTGACATAGGACTCGTTGGCGTTATACCCAAAGGCGGACATCATGGAGAACAAAAAGTAGCCTACAAAAATAGCTATAAGACTCATGGGACGGATGTTCTTGGACAACCAAGAGTCAGATGCCATATCAGCATCCCAGCGTTGGGATACATTGTTTTCCTCGTTGGCCTGAGCCGCCAGCAATGCTTTGAGTTCTTCTTGTTCAAGCCGTGCTTTTTCGATACCGAGTTCAAGCAGACGTTCTTCGTGGTCAAATTGCATCTGCCGTAGTTTTGCTACATCTTCAGGCGTAGGGTTGTCAGGAATCTTTACGCCGAGAGTTTTCTCTACAACTTCTTTACCCTTGGCTTGGATAGCAGAGGACAGAAGGCCTAAGCCATTTTCGGCCAGTGTGCCGAGCAGTGCTCCTAAGATTGGAATCATTTGCTTTCCCCTTGTTTCTTTTGTTCGTCTTCAAGTTGTTTCTGCATCTTGTTAAACCTGCGTATGGATACTTCTACCATTGCCCGCTGCTCAACTGTCTCCATGTACACCCAAACGCAAAACGGCACTGCCAACAAAATAATCATTGACAAGATTACCAAGACGATGACGAACGTCGTGTCATCGCTATTGTGATTAGAAGACCCCATATCTCCAATGCCATGATAAAAACTACGACGAAATACAGCGCTCTATCTTGCCACTTAGAAATGACCAGCTTTCGCTTGTGCCTTGCAATCGCTCTTTGCGTCTCCTCTTTTGCTCTTGCTACTTCTTGCTCTTTTCCAATTTGTGCCCGCATTTCTTCAAAGCGTGTCCACAAATTACCCAATTCTGGAGGGGTCTGGTAAACCATCATCTCGCGTAACTCAACTTGCAATGCCTCCAGCCTTGACCGGATAAGCACACGCTGCAATGCGCGACGACTTGCTGATACCTCTCCTTTGTAGACCTCCGTTGATTGCTTTTCTTCTTCGTAGAACAGCGCTTCAACTTGGTCAACAGCATCAAAGAACTTGCCTAGGTGATCTGCAAGCTGCCCCAAT